TCAGGACTTGGCCGCGGTGCTGCCGGACGTGCTCGCCGTGCCCGTGCTGGTGCCTGTGCCGGTGGCCGGCTTCGCCGGGCTGGTCTGGCCAGCGGCAGCGGCCTGGCTGCCGCTGGTGTCCTTTGCGGCCTGCTCGGTCTCGTCCGCGGCGTCCTTGCGGGCGCTGGTCGCGATCTCTCCGAGGTCGGCCAGCACCTTCGTGAGGGTGTTCACGCTCGCCTGGCTTACCGGTGCGCCGGTCATGACACCGGTGTTCAGGTCACCGATGGCGGCATGGGCGCTGGCCAGGATGGCGGTCAGGCGGTCGGCGAAGTCGGTTAGGACGGCCATGGGTGAAGCCTTTCCGTAGGTGCCGGTCGACAGTGCGGGCATGGTTCAGGTCTCCGTGGTCAGGTGACGGCTGCACAGGCAGTACGGGTGGCAGTTCTTCTCCACCCATGCGCCGGATTCCCACTGCAGCCAGCTAACGCAGCCGCACGAGTATTCGCGGCGGTTGCATGCCATCCAGCAGAGAGCCATGGCTCACACGCCGCTGCGGTAGGTGCGGCCGCCGCGGTTCCAGCCCCACGCGACCTCGGCGGCGACGAGGGCCCCGCCGATGATGATCAGCCAGATGATCGCGGCCGGGTACTTGCCCGTGAGCTGCAGGATGGCCGCGATCACATAGAGGACAAAGCCGAGGATGGCGAGCATGGTTTATCCCTCCGCGATCAGGTCAGCACTTCGCTGTCGTAGTGCTGGGCCGCGATCATCCTCCGGCCGTCCGCGTTCCTGCGGGTGACCTGGATGTTTCGGTCCTGGGCCGTGGCACCGCCAGAGATCTGGAGGGGAGCGCCTTCGTGGCCCGTAATCTCATGCGCGCCGTCGGGGATGTCGCCGTAGCTGCCGCTGATCTCCAGCTTGCCGCCCTGGCTCTTTACGGTGATTCCGTACGTCATGCTCACGCCTCCGCGATCAGGTCAGGGTCTTTCACCAGAGCGGGACTTCAATCGCGCTGGGGTGGATGTAGACGAGATCCCAGCCGCCGTCAGCGGCTGCTTCGGTCTCGGCGTCCGCGTCGGGGACACGTTCCCAGCCATGGCCGGTGAGACGGTACCAGCCGCTCTCGCGGGGAAGCTCACGGTCAGCCATGGCTCGTTTCCGGAGATGCGTCGCGTGCCCAAAGAGTAACTCAATTCCGCTGGGTGCGGCGGCAGGCGCGAGGAACGGCACCAGCGCGCCATGGAGTTCCATGGCTTCCTCCAGATTGACTGCGATGCGGCGAAGCCGCTCCGGGTCGTCGCGTGCATACCCGATGATGATGTTGCATCGGGTGCAGGCAATCCCCCGGCGGCACGCTGGGCACGACTTCTTGCGCCCGCAGCAATCATGCCGATGATCCATGACGGCCTTGCTGTTCCCGTTGGGGCCTTCCATCCGCAGCTCATCACCACAGAGGTAGCAGCATCCTTGCTGCGCTTCCCACATCGCATCCCACTCGTCACGTCGCATTCCGTGCCTGCGGCGCAGTTCGCCATCCCGGTCCTTGCTTTTGTCCCGGATCTCCTTGTTCCGTGCGTTGATCTTCTCGCGGTTCGCGGCGTAACGAGCACGCGCGAGCCCTCGCGCGTGCTCGGGGTTGGCGGCACGCCGGGCACGTACCTGAGCGTTTACCTTGTCCGCATTGGCGGCGCGGTAGGCCCGCTGCCATTCCATGATCTCTTCGGAGTGTCTCGTGTAGCGGCGCCGCGCTGCCGCACGCCGCTTCTCCGCCTGCTCCGGAGTCTCATTTTCTCGCCACCTCGCTCGCGTCATAGGCATCATTATGCCAGCCAGGGGGCCAATGCCGCATGTAGCCGGAGTATCTCAGTCGCGTCGTACTCGGGCGCTGGGCGTCCCGCGCGGCCGGTGTAGCGGTGACCGGCGGGCATCCAGCCGAGGGCATGGACGATCTGCCGCAGCTGCCGCTCGGACAGGGGCGGGTCCAAAACCTGGCTTGCTTCGGCCAAGGTGAGAGAGACCGCCGACGCCATGATGCTCTATGGTGCACGACACGGCTCATGGTGTGCATGCTCATGGCGCCACCAGGCCGTCGTTCCAGCGAATCAGCGGGTCGCCGGTGAGCCGGGAGACGTCCATCCGCCCGACCGGGTGGTGCCCGTCCGCGTCCCGGCAAGCCCCGTATCTCAGACACGTAACGGTGCCTTCGCGGGGCTGGACGCGGAGCATCGTGCAGCCGCAGTACGGGCAGGCGACGCCATGGACGCGCCGCCATGGCTCGACCTCGTCCACGGCGGGCAGTTCCTGGATCTGCCGCACAAGCCGGTCCAGGTGCCGCGCCGTGACGGCGATAGCCGCGCCGCTGACGTTGGCGTGACTGAGGGCCTCGATGGCGGCGATGGCGGCCATGGTGGCGGCGTCGGAGCCGCCGCGGCGGCGTGCGGGCAGCCCGGCTTCCATGCGCAGGGCCAGCTCCAGGTGGCGGACACCGGCGTGGGCGTCCATCTCCGCGTTGGCGGCGGCACTATTCCAAGGCGGGCGCGGGCCTGGCTTGCCTTTCCCAGACGAGCCGTCAGCATCCTGCTCAGCTATCAGCGCGGCGGCGACCGGCAGCCAGTTAGCAAGATCCGCACAGGATTCACTAAGGCTCATGGCTGCCGCCACGTCAAGCCTGCTAGCGCAACGCTCATGGTCGAAGCGTCCACTTGATGCTCTCGCGCCAGAGCGGCGATGGTTGCGCCCGCCGCTCGGCGGAGTCGGCATTCCGCGACGATGGCCCATGACAGCTTGGCGTTGCCATTGACATCGCCGGACGGGGAGAAGTGCGTCACAGTGCCGTCGCGAACCTTGTCTGCCGAGTTCTCGGCGGGCGTGCCGTAAGACAGGTTGACGGCGCGATTGTCCAGCTTCCCGCTGGGACCGTGGCGAACCTGCTGGCCCGGCGGACATGGCCTAATGAACGCGGCAGCAACGAGCCCGTGCACGCTGACCGTGAGGTGGTCCCCTGAGCGGCTGAGGGTGACCGCGAGGTAACGGCGGCGAATGCGCGGAGCCAGGATTCTGCCCTCGCGCCTGGTGCGGCCATGGGGCCCGTTCCTGATCTCGCGGGGCAGGCTCCGCACCCGGCCAAGGTCGCTGACCTCGTACAGGCCTTCGAACCCGGCAATTGGCCGCCAGGTCTCGTCGGTAGCATCGTTCATGTCGCACCTCACAGCAGGTGTGGCCACGCCCCGGGGCCGGTTGCACGGTCGCCGGGGCCTACCCGTAAATTCTATCGTTTTCACGCCGCTACCAGGTCGTCTTGCCACAGCCGCGCGCCGTTCCACGGTGGTGCCGTCGGCGTCGGGCTCGGTGATGAGGGCGGCGGCGATGGGCAGCCACGCGGCGATAGCCGCGCACGACTCAGCCAGGTCAGCGGTCATGGTGCCTCAGCGCGGATGCCATGGCGCTCCAGTGCCGTCTCGTACAGCGTCGTGAATTCGGTTGGGTGCTCGCGGGCGAGCGCTTCAAGGGCCTCCCGACGCGCCCTGCTGCGCCGTCGATTGCGCTCGACGTACTCGGGGTGTGCGGCGCGGTAGGTGCGCTCGGCCTCGACGTTGCGTGGGCTCATGAGGCCGCCCGGTAGGCGCGGTAGCTGGTGGTCTTCGCGGTGGATTCGCTGGTCAGGTGCCAGAAGCCGCCGTCGCACCGGTAGGCCCGCAGCTTGCCGCGGGTCCGCCGGAACCGTCGCGCCTCCTGCCGGGCGTGCTTGCGGGTCAGGAACCGGATCTTCCCGCACGCGCATTCAGCCATGGCCGTCCCTCGGGTCCACGGGGGCGCCGGTGGCGTCAATCACCATCACCGGCGTGGTTGCTGGGTCTCGCCCGGACAGGATCAGCAGGCAGTCGAAGCACACGCCCTCATCCGGGCCAGGATTGCTGGCACCCACGCCGTAGTAGTCATCCAGCGGCGTGCACTGGTAGGTGCGCTTGCAGCGCTGGCAGGTCACTTGCTGCCATTGGATCGCCTCGTTCAGGTCCATGGCGTGTCCTTGAGGCGTGCCTTGCGGCGCCGGTCGCGCTTCGTCTTGGCGTTGCGAGCCTCCGCCTCGCGGCGCTTGACGACCCGGAGGTCTCGCGCCGCGCCTTTCCGCTGCGGCCCGTGCCAGGCGCTCATGGGCGCCACGTCACGTACATGTTGCGCGGGGAATGCGTGCACTCCCAGCAGATCGACGCCCCCATAGCAATCGCCCACGGGACGCAACCAGCCATTCCCCAGAAAGAGCCGGTCGCCAGGAGGATTGGCCAGGACACGGCGTGGGCCAGGATGAGCGTTATCCACATCCATTTGAGCCATGGATTTCTGAGGCCGCATCCAGTACGCATCCGCGTCACCACTCGCTGCCCATGGTCGCGCTCAGCAGCGCCGGCAGCGAGGCGGGGACGGGACCTGGCTCCCATTTCGGCGGGCAGTCCCAGACCATCGTGGCGGCCTTGCGGACGAGGACGCGGGTGGGGTGCCTGCGGGGCAGCCGCCGCTTCTCCCGACGGGCGGTGTCGGCCTCGTCGAGCTGGCACAGGCGGCCACGGTCGCCTAGGTAGCCGACCTCGGCTTCGAGGAGGACGAGGGTCTTCTGCACCTGCCGCGTGCCCGGTGCGGCCTGTACCGGCGCCGGGAGCGCGGGTGGCGGTGAGGGGGTGGTGAGGTCGTGGCGGGGCCGCGGCGGGTTCTTCAGGAGGGTGATCTCTGACCGGGTGAACGGGTGTGTGATGTCCCGCCGGACCGGGGCTTCGATGGCGAGGCGGTCGGCGTGCTGGCCGCGGTGGAAGAGGCTCATGCGTGCCTCCCGGACCATGCCATCACCATGCGTGACCAGTCCGGATACCACTCGATCGCTGGCAGCGTGTGGAAAACGTTCTCGCGCGGGCCAACGATCACCAGGCGCTTGCCGAGCCCGAGCGCCAGCCCGAACTCGACGTGACGCCCGCCTTTCCCGCCGCCGCCCGCCGAGGTGAACGAGATCACCGTGTCGGCGGCTTCGAGGTCTTCGAGGTCGACGCGGGCGTACTTCGCGCACTCGTCCGGCTGGGCGTTCAGCTTCTCAGCGACGAACGACTCCAGCAGGTTCCCGCCGTGCTGATCGATCCAGCGGGAGGTGACCTCGTGGCCGAGCGCCTGGAGGACGTCGCGGACGCCCCGCATCTCGTCGTTCCGGCTGTAGCGGGCGGCTAGGTAGATCTTGCTCATGCGGTTCTCCTGGTGTCGCGGATGGGTTCGTGGCTGCCGCATGGCCCGTGGTCCCAGACATGGATCAGGGCCAGGCAGCGACGGCAATGGCGGTACTGGGGCAGGGATTTGGCGGCGAGGGGATGGCAGGCGAGGCACCGCTGCGGCCCGTCCGGGGTATCCATTTGCCGGGTGCCTTTCTGGCACTGGCCGCACCATTCCGGGGCTGCGCCTTTGAATTTGCCGTTGTCGGCATCCAATTCAAATCGCCCTTTCGTCTCGCTTGTGGATAACCTCGCGCGTTCCACCGGTACCGGTGAGGTCAGGTGCTTCAGGGGGTTGGCTTGGTGTCTTGGTTAAGTTCTTAAGGTCCTGCTCTTAGGTGGGGTGAACTGAGTTCACATGATCCGGGCTATCAGGTGAACTCAGTTCACGTGTTCCTGTCGCTCAGATCATGTGAACTACGATCAGGTGATCTGAGTTCACGTGTTCAAGGTGGGTTATCCACAGGCTGTGACGGCACCCGGTAGGCCGGGTCAAGCATCGGCACCCGGTCAAGAATGTCCTTCGGAATTGTCAGCCGGTACACGTCAGACATTGCCCGCCGCCCCTGTTTGCTGCCTTCGCAATAGCGCCACATAAGCTCCCATTCGCGTATCTGCGCCAGCGCGTTTATAACCGCTCGCGTGCTCATCTCGCCGCATATCGCGCTGAGGACGACATTGCCCGGGTGGATATTCGCGCCGTCGTTGTAGTCGGCAAAATAGGCTGCCATCGCGCCGACGAGCTTCACCGACTGGGCCGCGCGGACCCGGACCCACACGCGCATCCATTCGTGGGGGCCGACCGCCATCAGTCCCTCGGGCGGCTCGGGCGGCTTGGTCACTCACGTTGTCCTGTTCTCCGGTTCGGCATGGATGGATGGGCCTGCGGTGGTGCGGGCCGCGCCTAACGGGCTCACCGCCCGTACGTCCGCGCCCCACGTCCCACGCGGCCCCAGCACCGGAATCCGCCGCCACACACTGGCCTCATGGGATGCCTCCCACCAGAACATCAGCGAGGCGCTTGAGAGCATCTGCCGCCCGTCCGGCGCGGTCAGCACGACCACCCACACCCGCCCGGCGCTCACGGCGCGGCCGCCTGGATCGGTGAGCCGCGCTCCTCGGCGCACACTGAGCATTCGGGAATCCGGAGCCATGTCGTGTTGTCGAGGATGTCGTGACCGGGGCCGACGACGTGTTCCAGGTAGAGGTCGCCGAACCTAATCCAGCGCGAGCAGGAGACGTAAGCACTGCTGCAGCGCCGCTCCTTCCGAGCACGGCGCACGGTCGTCCGCTCAACCGCCATCACTCACCCCCGCGTGCTCGATCGCCCACGCCTCGGCTTGCCGCTCAGCCTCGAAGTAGCCCCTGATGAAGGCGTCCCGCTCGTCCAGGCCGAGGATTGCCGTGGAGCGTCCCACGGTGACCAGGACGGCGTCGCAGTCGGCCCGCAGCCGGACCTTCAGGCCCATCGCGTCGAGCAGCTCACCGGCGTCCTGGAGGCCGCCCGGCGGCCTGCCGCTAGGCATCGGCGCCCTCCGGCTTCTCGCCGCTCTCTGCCCTGTATGACGGGTCGGTCCGGTCGAACCATTCCTGCGCGGTCTCGGTGCCGTTCCACTGGTATTCCAGGTCGGCGTCAGCCATCGCTGCCCTCCGGCTTCTCGCCGTCAACGAGCAGCGCAATGAGCGCGTCCCGTGACCCCTCGCACCCCTCCAGCGTGCTGATGAGCGTGCTGGCCTCGTTGACGGACAGGTCCGAGGACGACCCCAGCTCCCGGCCCGCGATCTGCGAGGCGGCCACGAGCCGCTGCTCCCGCTCCTTGCCGGTGAACCCGAGTCCGGTGAACAGCGCGCCGAGCTTGGTCAGCTGCGCCCTGGTGACCGTGCCGGGCGTGTCGTAGTCGCTGTCTGCACTGAAGACGGCGCCATCCCTCTGGTCCGTATCCGAGGTAGCCGCGTCTCCATTCGTGGGGACCTCTTGCTCGTCTGGAGCCTCCCCCGCGGACTCCGCTGGGGGGGTTTGCGGAGCTGCAGCAGGGTGCTGCCGCTCCGCGGGGGAGGCGTCTGGGGGCGCGCTGGCCGCCTGGCGGGCGAGGTCGCCGACGTGGACGGGCTGGGCAGCTTGAACGAGGCCCCTGAGGCGGAGCCGGATGCGGTTCTGTATGTGCGTGGCCTGGCCGGGGGTGCACTGGCCGTCGCGGGCGGCGGTGGCGGCGTCGCGCCAGATCTGCTGCCCGGCCGCCTCGGTGGTGAATGTGGCCGCCTCCTCGAGCAGGCGCATGGCCGGTGTCGGGCCGTCGTCCGCCGCGGCGGCGGTGTCCTCGCCGCCGTCTTCAGCGCTGAACAGGCCGGCGGCGGCGGTGGCATCGACCGTGGCACCGACGAGGGCGCGCTTCTGCGCCATCCTGATGATGGTGTTCCAGGGTGCCCGGTATTCGGTGAGGTGCTTCCACTTGTTCGGGTTGGCTACCCTGCGGTCTTTCTCAGCCCACATCCGCTCCTTGGCCTCGGCCTTGAACTGGGCCTGCTCGGCGGTGGTGAAGAATTTGGCCTCGTCGTAGCCCGCGTAGCCCTCGCAGGTCGCGACGGTGACGATGTGGCCGCCGGGCAGCTGCCTGGTGATGGTGGCCCGGTAGGTGACGCCTTCCTTGCGGTTGTCGCTGTCGTACTCGGTTTCGGTGCGGTCGCAGGTGAACGCGAGGCCGAACCACTGGAGCAGCTTCTCCGCGCCCGGCTTGAACAGAACCTTTCTGTCATCGGTGCCCGGTATGGTGCCGTAGTCCACGCTTTCGCGGAGCACGGCGAGGGTGCAGGCGCGCAGCTGGGCGTCCAGGGCCTTGGCGTCCTCAGGCGTCATGACGATCCGCGCCCGGTATTCCTCCACCTGCCCGCCGGTGTAGGGCATCAGGCCGGTTTCGGGTGTCTCTGTAGCTGTCATGACGTGTGCCTTCCTTCGAGCCAGTTCAGGTAGTCCTGGTCCTTGCGGGACAGCTGAGTGAACGTGGTGTGGTCGTACGTGCAGCCGGGATACGTGCAGTTGGCCGGGCAGGTGCACCGCCCATAGCCCCCGTCCCGGCACAGCGTGCACAGCAGGGCCAGCACCGACGCGATCTGCACGTCGGCCGCGTCCTCCGCCTGCCGGCGGGCGGCCCGCGTGCCCCGCCAGCCCCGTACCAGGTCGGCGGCGGCGACGGCGGCGAGGGCGGTGACAACGAAGGGCGCGGCGATGACCACGATCAGGCAGGCTTTCAGCAGCAGCGGCGGGAACGGGGTCATGACGCACCCGCCGTCCGGAGGGCCCGCTGGTAGCGGAGGATGGTGCGCTCTTTGACGCCGAGCCTTCTGGCGGCCTCCTCGAGAGTGACTTCGCCGGGCCCGGGGTGCCCGGTGCTGGCCAGCCGCATGGTGGCGAGGAGGGCGAGCCGCGCATCCCGCGTGCGCTGGGCGTCGGTGGGCTCCCGTTGGCGCCCGGTGCGGGGCGGGGGCATGGCGGGTGCCGGGATGGGCTGGCCACGCCAGCGGTACGGCTTCGGTTCGGCCATGCCGTTACAGGGACCGCCGAGGCCCATCGCGGTGATCATGACCGCCGTCCCTGGCCCCGCCGCCACGTCAGGGTGAACTCGAACGGGGCGCCCGGGTCGCCCAGCTCATCGAGGGCACCGATGAAGTTCCCGGCGGATTGGGGCAGGGGGGCCCATATCTCGCTGTCCGGCAGGAAGACGACGGCCCGGTAGCCGCCGACCGCGACCACTGAGCCTTCGGGCAGGAGGTCCCCGAGCGCGCGGATGATCGCCAGGGCGGCCGGGCACTCATGGCAGTTGCGGGGCTTACCGTGCGCGATGTCCCACGGGGTGACCCGCACGAGGGTTGCCTGTTCCATCACGTCTGCTCCCCTGTGTAGATGACGGTGGCGCTGGTGAAGAGGGGCACGGAGCACAGGACGGCCCGGTATTCCGCCTCGCTGATGAGCCCCCGCCGGTACGCCCTCCCGAACCGGGACACGTGCAGGCCCCGGGTGCCGCCCCGGTCCTCGCACGCCAGCGCGGCCAGCTGCCCGCACAGCCCGCACCGCACCAGCCGGGTGACCTCGCAGATGCCGGCCAGGTCGCGCGGCGGCGCATCGGTGGCGGTCATGAGGCACCGACGCGCCGCGGCCAGGAGTGGCACAGGACGACCGGCCGGTCGGGCGGGTCCCCTTCTTCGAGCCAGCCGCCATAGGCCATGTGCGGCCCGGTGTGACCCTTGGCCGCCGTGCAGAAGTAGTCGCTGTCCTTGGCTCCGCATTCAGGCGTAGCCGAGTCAACATACAGAGGCCCGTTGTCCGGCCTGGTCATTGCGTCTTCACCTCCGCGATGTGGTCGTTGAGGTGCAGGCGCCGGTCGGTGTCGGCAGCGGCCACGGTGACGCGCAGCTCGCCAGTCCAGCCGCAGCCCTTGCGGTGGCAGTGGGCCTGGTAGAGGCGGTCGATGCTGACGTGCGGCGGGGCGGTCACGGCTGCTCGCCGATCAGGACAGTCGCCACATACGGGCCGTCTTCGCAGTCACAGCAGCCGCCGCACCGGTAGCACGCGGCGCACAGTTCGTAGTCGGTGCACATGTGCTCGTCTGGGTAGTACTCGTCATCGCCGGGCCCGGTCACGGCTGCCTCACCTGCCTGCTCAGCTGGTCCCGCAGATCTTGGACCTGCTCAGCGGTGAGCGGCTCACCGCGGCGGTATGCCTCGCACTGGGCGCGGAAGTACCGGTGGTGCCCCCGTTCGCCGAGTGTGCGGCAGGCGACGGCGAGCTGCCCGGTTTTGGCGTAGCGGGTGATGGTCTTAACACTGAGCTGGTCGCAGTCGGCGCGGGACTCCATGTACAGCTTGGTGGTTCCGCGCTGCGCGGTGCCGATGACCGCGAACGGCCTGGCCCCGCTTGAGTTGAGGTGGACGGCGAACTCGCCGTCACCGACGTTCGCGCCTGGCGTGTGGATTCGCATGGATGCTCCCTTTATGCTGGCTGGGTTGTCCCGGTGCGGATGCTCCCCGGGACCGTGAGACGCGCCGGGCCGGGCAGGTCAACGGCGCGTCTCGCGTTTACGGGCTCTGTGCGACGGGCTCCCGCTCGGCCTCCCGCTCGGCCTCGACCTCTTTGCGGCCAAGGTCAGTGATCCGCCAGTGCTTGTAGCGGCGGCCGCCCTCGACGGTCCAGTACGGCTCAGCGAGGCCGCGCCGATGCAAGCTGGGCATGCGCCGTGCGGTGGACGTGGACACCAAATCGAGCCCCAGCAGCGTCAGAGCGCGGCGCTGACCCTTGGTCAGAGGGCGCAGCGAGGTCATGACGCCACACCTTCGGATGCTGGCCGGGCGGCGTCCTCGTTCTCCTTCCGGACGCGCTCGACCTCGGCCGCGTCGAAGATGTAGGCGCCGCTCTTGCCGGGCATCTTCTGCAGCGCATTGATGCGCGGCGGGTCAGCGAGGACCCAGCGGGTGAGGGTGCTGCGGTCGATGCCGAGGATGCCGCACGCCTCAGCGCTTCCGATCAAAGAGGGGGCGTCTGTCATGCGAAGAGCTTTGCACATTGCACGAGGGCCGCGCAACCCGGCTGCGGGAAGTTATTGCAAAAGCACAGGTCTGCGTGCAATGATCGGCGCATGAGTGAGGTACCCGTGGCGACCAGGATTCCCACCTGGGACACAGCCGACCGCATGAAGAAGGCGCTCCGAGAGGCTGACCTCGGAGTACAGGAGATCGCGGAATACCTTGGAGTGTCCCGCAACACCGTCAGCACATGGATCAACGGCCGGATCGAGCCCTCGAAACAGACGCTCCGATTGTGGGCGATGAAGACCGGCGTACCCTTCGACTGGCTCACCGATGAGGCGGACCCTAGTGGCCGGGGGGGCCACCGGCGCAGGGCTGGCCCGGGGTTCAGAACATCGCGGTTCCGATCGCTCAGAACACGGGCCGCTTAGCGTGATACGGACATTACGGGATGTATCCCGCGCAAATTCTTCGCGCACATGAACTTTTGCATTGATTAAGGCATCCTTCCCGTGAAGGCTGCGGGCACAGACGGTGCCCCCAGAGATCAATGGGAGCGGATGTGCATGCCGTTGTTTTCCGCGCAGGAGGCCGTCGTAGTCGCCGCGCACCTGCGCCACATACACCTGATGGGCCACACCGAGGGCAGCGTGTACTCCAGGGCCCGGGCGCTGCACCGGATGGCCATCTACCTGGCCGGGTCACTGATCGAGGCCACCGCCGCCGAGCTGCTCACCTGGCGGACGTCCCTGGCGGTCACCGATGAGACAGTCGTCCACTACGTCAGTCACGCGAGGGAGTTCTACAGCTGGTGTATCCACGAGGGCTTCAGGACCGACAATCCGGCCGAGGGCATCCCGGTGCCGAAGATGCCCCGGCGGCTGCCGCGGCCGATCAGCGACGAGGAGCTGGCGTACGCGGTCGCCGCGGCAGATGGCCGCATCCGGCCGTGGCTGATCCTGGCCGCCTGGTGCGGGCTGAGAGCCAAGGAGATCGCCCTGCTGCGCTGGGAGTGCGTGCTGGACACCGCCGCGCCGCCGGTGCTGCTGGTGGCCGCGGACGCGACAAAGGGACGGAAGGAGCGTGCGATCCCGCTGCACGAGTTCGCCGCGTCCGAGCTGGCCGCCGTGCGCGGCCGCCGGGTGGGGTACGTGTTCGGCCGCCACGACGACCGCCCGGGCCCGAACCAGCCGCACCAGGTCTCCCATCTGGCGAACGAGCACCTGCACGCCTGCGGGTCGGCCGCGACGCTGCACCAATTGAGGCACTGGTTCGGCACGAACACCTACCGGGCGAAGCGGGACCTGCGGGTGGTTCAGGAGCTGCTCGGCCACGTCAGCCCGGCGACCACCGCCGGGTACGCGGCGTACGACCGGAGCGAGGCGACGGAGGCGGTCAACGCCCTCCCGGTCCCGTCCGCGCTGCGCCCGGTCCCGGGGCGCAAGGATTCTGGCCCCGCGGCCTTGCCATAGCGGGCAATCGGCGTAGTCTGTGCATTGTGCAAAGATCTGTGGAGGGGGAACGGATGGACCGGGACGAGGCCCTGAAGGATCTCCGGTACCACTGGGGTTCCGCGTACGAGCTCAGCGAGGGCAGCGGAGTGTGGCGGGCCGTCCGGCTCGACAACCAGCGGGCCCTGATCGCCACCGATCCCCGGGACCTCCGGGGCCTGATCCTCGCCGACTACAGCAGCAACCCCGTGAACACCCGGGCATAACTGAAAAAGGCGGGCCGCGAGGGGACTCAAGATCCCCGCCGCGGCCCGGAGACCGTAGCCTCACCCCCTGAGCAAGCAGGAGGCCCAGATGAACTCTAGAAGCAGCACCACCAGGCGCCGCAAGTACGCCGCCGCTATTTTCGTGCTCGCCGTCGTGCTCATAGCGCTGTCCGGCTGCACGAAGACCGTCACCGTCACCGCGAAGTACCGCGGGATCTTCGGCTGGTACTTCGTCTGCACCGGGACACTTCCGGGTCACTGCTACAAGGGCCACGTCTGGCGCGTTACGCAGAGCGAGTACGGCCGCGCGCGCGTCGGCCAGACCTACACGATCAGCATTGGCTGACGGCGATGAGCAGCGATAACGGCAGGCCCCAGCTGACGGACACCCAGCTGCGCCGCCTGGCGGCGGCCCGCGTGCTGGCGGGCGCGGAAGCCGATGACCTGTCCGCCGGGTACGAGTACGTCGATCCCCGGAACCGGACGATGGTGTATAGCTTCGCGTTCGGCATGGCGAAGGTGAGCATCACCGAGCTCCTGGAGATCATCGGCGCCCTGACTGGCGACACCCAGTGACGGGCGTCCTGCGCACGCCCCGGCGGGCGGCGCTAATGGTGGTGGCCGCGCTGGTGGCCGCCGCTTCGCTAACCTCGTTCGCCGAGTCTTACCGTGGCCTGTACGACTGGGCGAACGAGCATGGCCTGTCCGGGGCGTGGGCGGCGATCTGGCCGCTGCAGGTGGACGTGTTCATCGCGGTCGGTGAGCTGGCCCTGTTCGTGGCCCTGGTGGACGGCTGGGCCCGGCGGTCCCGAGCCGCCGCGTGGACGGTCATCCTCGCCGGGCTGGCTGTGTCGGTGGCGGGCAACGTCGGCCACGTCGCCGGTCATTCCCTGGCCGACCGGGTGACGGCCGCGGTCCCGCCGCTCGCCGCCGCCGCTGCGCTGGCGGTCGGCCTGGGTGTCCTGAAGCGGGTCGTCGAGCAGCATCACGCGGGCCCGCTGCCCAGGGTGGCGGCGGACGCCCAGAGTGCGGCGCTGGCCGCGCTGCGGGCCACCACGGCGGCGGGTAACCCGCTGTCCGGCAGGCAGCTGGAAACGCGGTTCGGGCTGTCCCGCGCGGACGTGTCCAGGGTGCGCGAGCTGGTCCCTGATCGTGGCCGGGACGGGGGCGGCCTACCTGCCGTCCCGGCCACACCAGCCCCGTCGATGAACGGGAACGGAGGTGCGCCGTGAAGAGGTACGTCATGACCGGCACCGAGGTGACCCGGTGCGTCTGCGGCGGTATCGACATGGGTGACGACAACTGGGACCTTGACGTGCGGCCTGACTGCCCGATCCATGGCGATGAGGCCCCCGGCGATCAGCTGGCCATCGCAGACGAGGACCCCTTCTGATGACCGTCTTCACTGACCCGGCCGAGGCGGGAAAGCTCATCTGCTGCCCGGCGATCTCGGTGGACGGGCTGGATTATGAACCGCCGCCGCTGAACCTGGACCTGTCCCGGTTCGTCCCGGACTATGAGGCCATGCCCCGACGGCGGTTCTGGGCCCGCGTGTGGTGGTGCCTGCGGGGCTGCCCGTGACCGGCACTAACCGGCAGGAGCTGGGCATCTTCGCCTTCTTCCGGTTCCTGGGGCTGCTGTGGCGGGTCTACACCGGCTACACCGGCCACGAATGCGACCCGCGCCGTCCCGGCGGATGCGCGGCCGGGCGGCCACTGGAGCACCGGATCGCGCTCCGCTGGCATCACCTGCCGCGGCCCGCCCGGGCCGGTGTCGCCCTGGCCCTGACAGCGACCTTTTATGGCCTGCTCGTGGCTCGCACCCTCACCCTGATCGTGCTGGCCGTCACTGCCGGTGTTTGCCTTGGAGGGGCTGTCTGGCTGGTGATCCACGGCGTCCGCAACTGGCGGCACCGGCGTCACTACGTCGCCCCGCTCGAGGCGCGGCTGGCGCATGTGGTAGGCCACGCCCCGGAACATATCCAGATCGAACGGGACGGCGATGCGGTCAAGTCCGTCGAGATCACCTGGCCGGCAACGGCAGAAATTGCGCCCGCTAACGCGCCGCTGATCCTGGAGGCCGTCACCGCCCGGCTGGCGATCGAGGCGCCGGAGCCGGACCGGTCCAACTTCAAGGGCCGGAACAGGACGGTCCGGTACGTGCAGAGCGCCCCCCCGCCGGAACGTGTCACCCTGCGTGATCTGCGGTCGGCCATCGAGGGGTCCGGGCCCGACCAGATCGTCATGGGACTCGGCCGCCGCAGCACCGTCGTGCCCATTGACCTGCACAGCGACTCACCGCACATCGCGCTGTCGATCGGCAGCGGCGGCGGCAAGAGCATCGCGGCCAGGGGGATGGCCGTCCAGGTGCTCCGCAAGGGCGGCCTGGTGGTCGTGCTGAACGCTAAGAAGTCCTCTTACAACTGGACCCGGGGGCTGCCGAACGTCTGTCACTGCAAGACGGTCGATGAGATCGCGGCGATGCTGATCTGGCTGAACACCGAACGGAAGCGCCGCGAGGACGTGGCCGAGCAATCCGGCGACATCGAGGACGTGGTGCATGCCCGGGTTGGCCCGCGCATCCTGATCGTCTTCGAGGAGCAGAACCTCACCGTCCCGAAGATCAAGGCCACCGACCCGGAGGCGTACGAGGCACTCGGTGACATGAACTTCGCCGGCCGGGCGGCCTTCATGAACATGGTGGCGATTGCGCAGCGTTACAGCGCGAAGGCCGCGGGCGGCGGCGATGTCCGGGCGACGGTGAACGCGCGCATCCTCGGCCGCTACGAGAAGTCAGCATGGAAGATGCTCGCCGAGCAGTTCCCGATGCCCGCGCCGAGCAACACCCCGGGCCGGGTGCAGGTGGTCACCGACCGTGTGGCCGAAGCCCAGATGCCGTACACGGGCGGCCAGGAAGCCCACGACTTCGCGCTGTCCGGGGAGGTGGCCCTGTGCCCGGGGGATATGCCCGCCCGGTGCGCGATCGGTGCCGCTGTCCCAGTGGGACAACTCGTAAATACCGGCCCTGAGCAGCCACTGTCCCAGGGACAGGATCCGGTTCCGGCCCTTTCGCCGCCTCAGCTGATCGGGCTGTCCGAGGCGGTCAGTGAGGGCGTCGTGAGCCTCAGCCTGGCCGCTGTCCGCAAGCGCCGCCAGCGCGACCCTGGCTCATTCCCGGCGCAGCGCGGCCAGCGTGGCACCGAGGCGCTCTTCGCCGAGACCGAACTCATCGAATGGGAGGAGAGCAGGAGATGACGACAGACAGTGACCAGCACACGGAGGCATCCCCGGCGTGCGCGGCCTGGCTGGACGCTCACCCAGAGTGGGTGGCGATACCGGGTGCCCGGTATTACGAGGCCAGCCACCGGGGGAACGGCATCCGCTCCCTCGACCGCACCGTCGGCGGGCGGCAGCTGAAGGGGAAGGTGCTAAGCACCCCTCCCGGCAGCAGCGGATACCCCAAATGCAAGATCACCCGCGACGACGGGACCATCATCACCGGCTACGTGCACGCCTTCGTGCTGGCCGCTCACGCCGGGCCGTGCCCAGACGGCCTGGAGACGCTGCACGGCAAGGGCGGCCCGCTGGACAGCCGCTACTGCGGCTGCCCAGCCGCCGAGTGCACCGAGGGGAACCTTCGCTACGGCACGCACGTGGTGAACGTCGGCGAGACGATCGCCGCGGGCAACGCCAGGCGCCCCGCCACGCACCCGTGCGTCAACAATGAGCGGTGCGGCGGGATGGTCGTCAACCCCGGCCGCCGCTGCCTCCCGTGCGCGATGGAGGTCGGCCGGGAGGCAGCCGCGATGCTCAGCGCGGGCCTCGTCCTGGAGGAGGTGACGCAGCGGCTTGGCTACCAGAGCCGCCCATGGGTGGAGAAGCTGGCCCGCGACCACGGCGGGTTCGCGGGCCCGCTGCCGCAGCCGTGGCCACGGCAGCCGAGGACGCACCACCGCCAGCCGTGGCCGCAGCGCGTGATGGCTACACTCCGCTACCGGCTCAAGATCAAAAAGGGTGACGCAAAGTGACGCCCGAGAATTGGCTACACTCCGCTACCGTCACGCACCGTGACAACAGCGCGAGGGGCACGCGCCCAGAGCTCCGGCCGGCTTCGCCGGCTCGTGCCCCTCGCCATTTGACCTGCGACAATGTGACTATCTGCGACATTCCTGGGACAACGCTCCGTGACCGCCTCTCCGGTGGTCACTCGCCGTGGTGTTCACTCAGGGTCACAAATCGCGGCCCGAGCAACCGTCACTCTGGGTGCATGCCGTGACGTGGCTCCTCGCCGTCGCGGCCGCGGTCATCGTGGCGTGGCTGCTGGCCTGGACCCGGTTCTTCCCGTACCGCCCGTGCTGGGCGTGTCGCGGGCGGAAGGGCCGGGGCCTGGGCTCGACGGCGAAGGCGTACAGCCGGTGCCGCCGCTGCGCCGGGTCCGGTGAGCGGGTCCGGCCGCTGAGCCGGATCTGGCCGAGGCACAACGCGGAAGCCAAACGCAGGCGCGCGGAAATCAAGCGCGGCCGCGAGGAGAGGAGGTGAAACACGATGGGCAAGGCAAAGGATGCGGCACAGAAGGCCAAGGATGAGATCAAGTTCCGGGCCGAATCACCGAAGAGCAAGGACTTCGGCAAGTCCAAGGCTGACTGGAAGGCCAGCAAGGACGCAGCCAAGAAGGGCAAGTGACCTGATGAGCAGATGTCCCGGCCTGCATTGTGACGGATGCGGCCGCGGCGGCGGTGTCCTCGCGGCCCTGGCCGCTACCGTCGCCGCGGGTGCCGTGGTGGCGGAGTTCCTGGTGGACCTGCTGATCGCGGCGGGCACGGTGGTCGGCCTGGCGCTGACGGTGGCGGTGGTGGTCCTGACGCGGATGAAGCGCCAGGGTCAGCTGTCGCTTCACCCGGATGGCCTGTGGCAGCCGGGCGCGGTCCGGCCGGTGTCATCGCCTGCCCCCGTCACCGGCCGGCCCGCTCGGGCGCTCCCAGCGCCGCAGGAGCTTCACGTCCACATCTACGGCACGCCGACGCGGGAGCAGCTCGCCGGGCTGGCCGCGATTCAGCAAGCCAGGCCCAGCGCCTGGCGTGAGGGAGAAGATCATGACTGATACCCAGAGTGACCAGGGCCGGACTGCATCTTCCGGTGCGCTGATCGGCGCGGTCATCGTCACGTTCGGCCTGGGGATGGCCGACCTGCACATGCCGGCCTGGTGCGGCTTCGCCTTAAATTGGTCCGTCATCCTCGGCGCCTGCTACGTCACCACGGTCTATAAGCGCCGCTGGTATGGCTGGCTGGTGTTCTGGGGCCTGGCGGTCACCTGCCTGATCGCGGCCATCCTGGGCCTGATGGGCGTGGTTAGCGGCAATAGGCCCAACGGGGCCGGGCTGGTGATCGGCGCGGCGATCGTCGGCGCCTATTACTGGCTGCTCTGTATCCCGCGGCGGCAGGCGGGCGCACCGGCCCCCCGCAGCGAGGTGCACGTCTTCCATCACGTCGTGCACCATGGCCAGTCGTCCGGCCCGGCGGTAGTGACGGCTGCCGCCGCCCGCGCCCAGTTCCCCGGTCCTGTACAGAAGGTCATCGGCGGCAGGGTGGCGCAGGTCATCACCGCGCCGCACCGCAAGATCAGCGCCCTGACCACCGGCCGGGAAGAGGCCTCCGTAGTTGCCAGACGTCAATCAGGCGAGGGGAGGTGAACGCGATGGGCAAGTGGATCAAGAGCACGCTTAGCTTCGCGAACGGCAATTGCGCCGAGGTCACGGACCTGCCGGACGGCACGGTCGGTGTCCGTAACAGCCGGTTCCCGGACGGCCCGGTGCTGTCGTTCACCCCGGCCGAGTGGCAGGCGTTCCTAGGCGGGGCGCGGGCCGGGGAGTTCGACCGGTTCGGCGCGACCCCTGCGGTCGTCTCGGTGCGCAGGCTGTACGTCTATTGCTCGCTCCCGGCCGGCGGCGCGGATGGCGCCTGCTGGCTGCCCGCGGACAGCGCTGTTCTCATGGAGAACGGCGAGTACGAGTGGCGCTGCGGTGCGCACGAGGGCCTGCGGCGGCCGGGGGAGAAAAAAGGACCGGTCTGCGCGGAAGTTCCGGCGGCTGCTATGAAGAGCAGCCCGGCGCCCCGTGGGAGGATGGCGGGATGGCAGTCGTAATCCGTGGCCCGGGCGGCGGCTTCGATTTTGGCTCGTCGGCGGTCGCCTCGTTCACGATGGATCTTGGCGCAGGTTCGTGGGAGCCGGGTCCTCTGCCGTGCACCGGGGACCTGGTTGTGCTTGAAGTCCGCAAGCCGGTGACTCCCATTATCTGGCCACCCGGCTGGACTGCATTTTCAGATGGTCGCACCTGCCACAAGATCTGGAGCAGCCAGGAGCCCACCTCGGTCACCTTCTACGCCAACGACGCAACCGAGTGGGAAGTCAAGGGCTACGCCTTCGCCGCCGGGTCCTACGAACTGCCGCCGTCGGCCGGATGACGGGATGAGCGAGCAGGACGCCGGGCCTTACCTAGAGGAAGGATCACCCGCCGCGAATCCGCTGGCGCAGCGGCAGGGGGGCGTGGCTGACCGGCTACATTGCCGCCAGGGCGTCAGCGCTGCGGCCGGAAGGTGTCATCGGCTTCGGTGTGGCCGAAACAGACCAGTACGTGCTCATTCTCGACGGGTGTGACGACCTTGAAATCTCCCACTTCATGTTCTGGTTCGATCACCCCGAACTAACGCGCCTACTGCCTGACCGGCGTACTCCAGGCCTTCCCGTCGTAGGCGGTGTGCCAGGCGTTCCCGTCGGTGCCGGTCCCCGCGTACAGCCCGGACGTGCCCTGCTGCCAGATGCCGGGCGGCGCACTGCCGACGGTGTAGTCCCCTGGGACAGCCGGGGCGGCCTTCCCGGACACGGCGGCCAGCCAGGCGCCGCTGATCGCGGAGACGTCGTAGTTCCCGGCGTTGCGGAACTGCACCCCGATGACCGGGAACGGCCCGCTTCCCCCGAGGACCTGTGCGGTCTCGGCGGCGAGATTGTTGTCCCACCTAGCCAGCCACAGCCCGACCCCGGCCGTGACGCCCCCGGCGATCAGCGCGTTAACGACGGGCGTCGCGTTTGACGCGCTCATGTAGATCGCCGGTGCCCGCTGCCCGGGCCGCGCCGCCGTCCGGTAGCTGGACATGGCCGCCTTGGCCCAGCCGGGGCAGTCCGCGAGGGTGGCCGCCCCGGACTCTACGTCTAGGACGTCGGCGCTGTGGTCGCTGGCGCTGACGTTCTGGCAGATCCGGACGGCACCCGGGTGGGCGGCCCAGTCGGCGGGCGACCATGGCACGTCACCGCTGCCGGTGCTGTACCCGGCGGCCTGCTGCCCTCTGGGCAGGGACGGGACGTTGGCGTGGGTGGCGTCGTTGACAATGACAATGGCCATCAGGCACCCCACGTTCCGGCTGGCCAGACGTCAGGAATTACGTAGTGGCACTGGCAGTCGCCGTGCTCGCAGCTGCCGTGGCGCTTGCGGGTGCCGTAGAACTCCGCGTCGGAGCACGGCAGGCACAGGCCGTCGAGCGCCGTGAGCCACGCGGGCCGTTGGCGGGCCGGCTCTGCGGGCGCACCTGCTTCTGTGCCTGACTTGAGATCGGTAGCCATCAGTTGCTCCTTCCGAACGCGGCGAGGAACGCCGCGCGGGCCTGCGGTGCGGCGACGAGCCGCCGGGGCAGGTCGTCGGGGTCGGCGACGCCCATCCCCGGGTCCTCCCATAGTGCGTGCATCTGCGCTCCGGTGTCCTGCATCCACGCGGCCATCTCCTTGATGAGCACCGCATTGTCCCCGCCGCCGCTGTACTGGCCGCCGGAGTTCCACAGCTCCAGCCCCCACTCGGGGTAGGCGAGCGGCTTGTGATGAGTGAAGGCGAGCTGCAGCCAGCCGGTCAGCCCGTCCCACTGGTCCCGGAGGGTGGCCCAGGTGGCGTGCTGCTGCGATTCGGTGCGGAGCACTTCCCCGGGCGGATACACCCCGTCGTACAGGTCCAGGCCGATCACGTCGACGAACCCGTCACCAGGGTAAACGGCCTCGACGCCGGAGGACGGCCCGAAGTTGCCCTGCCCGATGTAGGGGTTCCACATGAACGTGCCCCTGAATCCGGCGGCGCGCATGGTGGTCACGATCCGCGGATAGGCGACCAGGTAGCCGGCGGCGGTGCCCGGGGTGACCTTCCACCGGTACCAGGACCCGTTGAACTCCCGCCCGATCCGCAGCACGCAGTCCCCGAGTCCGGCGGTCACGAGGTTGCGGGCGAGCGCGGCCCAGTGCGCGTCGTTGACCCCGGAGCCTTCCATCGTCCAGCTGGTGCCCACGCAGCACGCGGGGACGGCCAGCATCAGCTTGCGGGCGCCGAGGATGGGCACCCAGTCCGCGGCGATGTTCCTGCCCGCCGGGCCGTTGGTGGTGCCCTGGAGCGCCCCCGCCTCGAACTGGCTCCAGGACGGATCGTCGGCCATGAACGCCAGCACGTAATCGACCTCGCGGCCAATGAACTGCTCGTAGGCGGTGATAGGCGTGATGTCCACCGCCGCCCCCCGGTACACCCCGATCTGCGTCACGTCTCTCCTGTCTCCGGACACAAAAAACCCGGCCCGGGAGAGGTTTTGGGGGGCCATCCCGGCCGGATCGGACATGCTTCCCGCGTCTCAGGGTACCGCCGCGGTCTCCTTCTGGGTGAGAGGATGGCGGGATGGACCAGCAGCCTGCCGAAGTGGTGACGCGCACCATGACCGGGCCGGAGCTGCGGCGCCGGAAGGCCGAGCTGGAGCGCATCCTGGACGTGCTGACGGAATACACCCTGGACAGCGTGTGCGCAGAGCTGGGCGAGATCAGCTACCTGCTTGGCGAGTCTCCTTCTGGCGGCCGATACTGGGGACACGGCGACGCGCGCCGCGGGTGAGGCACTGGCCGCCGCGGCCGCTGGGCTTGCGGGTGTGGGCGCCGAGCAGCACCCAGCGCTTCTCCGCCGTCGCCCGCTCGATCCCATCCGCCCGGCCGGCCACAGTGCGCCCGCAGTCCGGGCATACCCCGTACGTGCCGGGTCCGCGCTTACCCATAGATCCCCACTTTGCCAATGAGAGGATGGCGGCGTTCTCCCATATCCAGCAGAGAAGGTAATGATGACCAGTAAGACCCGCATCACCCTCACAAGGAGATGGATCTTGTTTCCATTTAAAAGGATGGCCGCTGCGGCGGCCGGTATCGCACTGGCGGGTGGTGCCGCTCTCGCGGTGGCTGCGCCCGCCGGGGCCGCCACCTACACCGACACGTCGCTTCAGGCCAATACGCCCAGCGGTTACAGCATCAACCCATCGGCCATCACTGGCACCGTCTCCGGGAAGGTGCTCACGTTTGCCGCCACCGGCAGCGAGACGCTTGCCGCCCCGGCGATCTCCGGGGGCACCGGCGGTGACCTGACTACCGCTGGTTCCACATCGACGGCGGTCACGCTAACCGGCTCGGCCACGACGGCAACGTCCCCGTACGCGCTGACCTTCAAGATCAGCAGCGGTACCGGGAGCACCGACGTTGAAACCGTCACGGGGATCACTGAGGTTACGGGCACACCTGGCCCTGCCTCGGCACCTGGCACCATTACCGACGCGATCAGCACGATCACCACGCACAACAACAACGTGACCGGGGCCGTCGACTTCGGCATCACCGGCACCACCTCGGCGCTGAACTCGGTCACCGAGGGCAACCTGCCTTCCGGCCTGGTCTCTGGTAACCCGCTGGTTCCGGGCACCGCAATCCCCGGCACGTACAACGGCGTGACGGTGGCCGCCACTGACGCGGCCGGGTCTGCACTCTCCGGTCACTTCGGCCTGAAGGTCAACGCCACCCAGGCGGTCGTGCACAAGAGCTACGGACCAGGCGCGATCAGCAATTTCTACAGCGCCAAGTGCCTGGACACCGCCTACCGCTGGTTCAACGGCGGCGGCCTAGTGCAGTGGACGTGCGGATCATCCGGCGGTATCAACCAGCAGTTCGAGCTGGTCTATTCGGGCTCGGGCTATGAGCTGCAGGCCATCGCACCGTCCGGTAAGCCAGCAGGCCCGTGGTGCGTGACCACCGACAAGGTGACCGGCGACCAGCTGACCCTCCAGACCTGCGCAACCGCCGGGACCACCCCGCCGGCCGGGCAGGAGATCACCAAGAGCGGCCCGTACTACAAGTTCACCGGCACCGCGCAGGTCATCAATGACCCCGGGTACCAGACGTACAACAGCGCCTGGGTGATCGGCTGGCCGCTGGTGCCGGGAGCGGCGAACGAGAAGTACACGTTGCCGTAGGGCACCCAGCCGTGATCTGACAGTTCCATGATCGGCCTGCGCGGTCCGGGCGCTAGCGACTTAGGGGGCGGCCCCCGGCCCGCGCAGGTCCATGACGGCACCGTCAGCTACGAGAGAGGCAGCAACGCTGAATAGCTGGCCAGGATGCTAGCAAACACTTCATTCCTGTCAGGCCGTGCGCACAGCCCGCGAAGGAATCCGCTTACGCGCGGGTCGCTGTCCATCCATTCCCTGACCTCCGGCGTGATCCGGGGGTCAAGGGCTTGCAGTTCGGCTAGCGGGAGATCCAGGACGGCGGCGACCCGGGCGAGCACCTCATGGCCGGGCATGCGGTTGCCTGCCTCGATATCGACAACGAACGCCGGTGCGATGCTGGCGGAGCGGGCGAGACCCCTGAGAGTGAGTCCGGTTTCCTGGCGGCGCTCCTTTATGCGTTCCCCAAGACTGGCCACGGTCACATGTTAGCAGACTTGGCGAACACGTGACCGGGGACTGCCGGCCCGGGCTTACGAGGGCGTGACGGACGGGCTGGGCGGCGCGATGCCGGGAGCCGTGCTGTCACCAGGCGACGGCGATAGCGACGGCACCGGCTGGCTGGGTGAAGGGCCCGTGGATGCGGGCAGCACCGGGCCCGGCTGGCTCACCGATGGGCTGACCGCTGCCGTGACGGGCGGCGGGGCAGGCAGACGGGTGGTGGCTGCGGGGGCGGCAGAATACGGCACCGTCCGCTGCGGCGCTGCCGCCTGGGCGGGTGCTGCCGTCACAGGCAGCGGCCCGGCGGGCGGCGGCGCGCTGAATGCGCGGACCGGCTGTGGCGGTGTGCTGGTCGCCGAAGGACGGGCCACCGTTACTGCTGACGGGCGGAGCAGGTACGCGCCGCCGAACACCGCCCCCGCACCCGTCCACAGCGCCGCGATGCACGCCATGCCGTACAGGAGGCGGAACTGCCAGGTGCTCGCTGCTGGTACTCGATGCACCCGCGCCCGCTTCCGTCTCGTGCCGTTCCCGGGACGCGCCCGTGATGCCGCCCGGCCCCTCGTCCTGAGGGGCCGGGCGGCATTGGAAGCTAACTAGTTAGGCACTCTGTCGCCGGATCAGCCCGGCCAGCGAAGCAGGAGTTACGAACCCAGGCCACCGCGAGTCCGTGTAGAGATGCACGCCCGCGTCCGCGTAGCACTGGTCGACCAATTGCGAACAAATCATCGACTTGCTGCTGCCGATATAGGCCCGCAGCCCCGGTGCGGGGATGTGCAGCCGGTGCGCGGCCAGCGCCGCATAGTCGGCGAACGAGTACGGCACCCCCACGTACCCGCGTGCCGCGTCACAGATGGCTTTCCGCTGCGGGTCGGTCAGCGGGATGACGTCGCTGGACCAGAGGATCTGCGCGTGCGGGGTCAGCGCCGCCTCGGCCGCGCCGCCCGGCTCAGCCTGGATGACCCGCCCGGAGCCGATGTAGATGAAGGCATGCTCGAAGTCGCCGAACCCGTCACCGTTCAGCCACTCACCGACCGCGATGGCGCGGCCCACGGGGCCGCCGACGGAGACGACGGCGAAGTCCCCGGGCTGCGGCGGGATGGTGGTCACACCTGCCTCCAGACGTGGCCTTCATCGAGGTAGCCGTGCCAGCCGTCGTCGCTAGCCCCGGTCGTGTCCCCGGCCATCAGGTTGCTGATGCTGTTCCTGATCTCCAGCGATCCGTCTGGGCACTCCCGGTAGGTGTGCGGCGGGAAGCAGACGTGCTGGACGCTGCGGGCCCGCGGCGGCACGCCCTCATCCCGGGCATTGGGCTTCAGGAAGAACACGGCAGGCAGGTCGCCCGTCCAGCCCTTGGCCGGGCCGAAGTAGTCGCCCGGCCGCTCAATCTCCGCGAGACTCTGCACGCGCCGCCCGATCACGTGACCGCCCCGGACTTGGCCTGCACGGTGAGCATGTGCGTGTGGATCATGTCCACCCGGGCGCGGGCCTCGGCGGCCACGTACGGGTCACGGACGATCGTCAGCTGATTGTCCTGGGTGCCCTCGCCGCCCGCCGACCAGTTCGTGGAGCCGGTCACCACGTCCAGGCCGTCGATGACGACCAGCTTCATGTGCATGATCGCGCCCTTCTCGCTGCGGCCGATCGCCACCGAATTGCTGGGGAACGCATCCTTGGCCAGCAGCGCCTTCTCGTGCACGCCGCCTGCCTGGCTGGAGTCGAGGGTGAGCTGCACGAACACCTGCTCGTTGTCAAGCTTCCCGAGCAGCGCATCGGCGAGCTCGTCATCATCCCATCCGTACATCGCGACCACCGCTGACTTGCTGGCCGACTTGATCATGTCCACGAGCACGCCGTGCACGTCGTCGACGGGGCTGTAGAACGTCAGCGCCGAGGGCGGGTAGCCGGTGACGAACGGGACGGCCTTGTGCTTGCTCAGGACGGACAGGTCAGGCAGCGCCATGGTGGCCCTCCGGTGCGTAGGTGTTGTAGCAGCCGCAGGCGGGACACCACCAGTAGCGGACAGCGGTCTCGGCGGCGAGGGTGAGCCGGAACGGGCACAGCCCGCAGGTGATCATCTGCCGCGTCACCGGTCAGGCCAGCGGAATCGGGCCCGGGTCGTCTGGTGCGGGCGGCACGGCTGTCGTCGACGGCGTGCGCATCGCGGCGGCGAGCTGGCGCTTGATCTCCGCGGCCTCGGCCCCGCTGATCGTTCCCGGCGCCGTGGTAGTTCCCGGGTAGGCCGGCGGCAGTTCCGGCAGCGCGGCCGGGGGCGCGGGTGTGTTGGGGACGGCGAGCACGCCGAGCGCGACCGCTGCGGCCGTGAACACCTCAACCCAGCGGTTGTTCGCGGCGTAGGTGGTGTCCGCGAACACCAGGGCGTTGCCGGCCAGGGCGGTAATGAACTTCGCGTACCGGCCGGGCAGGGTCCTGACGGTTGCTGCTGTGGCCACGACGGGCCTCATTTCTTGGTGGCGTACAGGATGATGCTGATCACCGTGGCCAGCACGGCGAGCGCCGCGATCACCTGACTCACGTTGAGACGCTGCTCGCTGCGGCCCGACGCCGCGCCGCTGTCGGAGCCCTCGCCCCGGTCGATGCGCTCTTTCAGCTCGGTGAGCCGGTCGTCGAAAGCCTTCTGCATCGTGTCGATACGGCTGCCGATCTGGTCGATCTGCTTGGTCGTGGACTGCTCGGTCTTCTCGGAGGTGGCGGCGTTGGCGTCGTTCTGCTGGGCGACCAGTTCCTTCGCGGCCAGCAAAGCGGCGTCGAGGGCTTCCTTGGATGCCTTGGCGACGTTCTCGGTGCGGACGTCCCGTTCCCTGAACTGCTGGCTGATTGAGTCGAACCGCTCGGCCACCAGCTCGCGGACGTGGGTGATCTCCGTCTGGATGACGGTGGGGGTCCGGTTGACAGTCTCGGACAGCACCACGCTGGCGCGGTCCATCCCGTCCAAACGTGCCTGAAGGATCTCCCGCAGCGCGGAGACGTCCCGGCGCAGTTCTTCGGTGGTCAGGTAGGCGGGACCGGGGATGCTTCCGTTGCGCGGATCATCACCGGCCATCACGCCCGCTCTCCAGTAACACCATCCCCAGGCATACGCCCAGTTTAGTTACGCCAGATTACAATTCAGGTGCCACAGGGCCGGTCACGCCTTCGCGACCGGGGTGAGCGCGGGTACGGGGTGATCGTCAGGGTCTGGGCCCGCAAATTACCATTGCGAAGAATCTGCACTGATCGACCCGATAGCGAACTGGACCGTGTCCCCGTTGACGACGCCGGTGATGCTGGTGATGCTGCCCTGCAGCCAGCGGAGCGGGGTGCCTGCACTGTCCCAGATTTCGATGCCGACGACGGTCGCCCAGGTGCCGGTCGCGGCCCAGGACACGAGGTTGCTGTTGGTGGCGACCCCGGCGGTGGGGGCACCGAACGCGGATGAGCCCATCGACGCGCCGAGCGCGGTGTACCCGCCGGTGGTGGTGAGCTCGGTGCCGGTCGCGGTGTTGATCGGTGACCCGTTCGCGGACATGAGCCGCAGCTTGTACGGGGGGGTGAGGACCAGCGCGGACCCGCCGCCGGTGCCAGGGGTGAACGTCGCTGTCGCTGAGGCGGTGAAAATGGCCTGGAGCAGCCAGCTGACCCGGGCCCGTTCGGTCATGTTAGCGATGTCAGCCTCCGAGGATGAGGTTGGCGTTGGCGTGGTGGACGACCGGCCGGCACACCTTGCAGCCGTCGGGGCGTGGCCCGGACTGGGGGCCCTGCCAGCATTCGTGGCTGTCGTCGAGGGCGCATTCGGCGTTGCCGTCGGCGTGATGGTGGTCGATGGTGCAGCACTGGCACCAGGTCAGGGTGTGCGGGTCGGTGCCGGGGTCGACGTTGATCGACGCCAGGCACTGCTTGCAAGAGATGAGCGGCAAGGGGTTCTCCGTGGTTTAGCCGGCTGCGGTGATGGGTGTCATGACCGTGTTGGTGGCGGACAGCATCCCCGTGACGGACTGGTCCCAGAGAGCCATCGGCGTCAGGGTGAACACCTGCGAGTAGTCGTTCCACTCATAAGCGCCGGTCACGAACTGGATGGGGCTGCCGGGTGCGACTTCCCCGCCGTACCCGTAGTCGGTGAGGATCGCCCGGCAGCAGGTGGCGGCCTGGTCGGTGCCGGGGTCGATGGGCACGCCGCCGAGGGTCATCAGGTCCCCGTAGTGGCCGGTGATCGGCTGGGTGAAGCTGGCCCGTTTGTAGATGGCGAGGATGTTGTTCCCGACAGCCTGTGCGGCGCCGGAGGACTGGACGCCGACGTCGGACAGGTCGATGAACGTTTCGATGGTGCCGTGCGCGGCGACGGACGCGGCGCTGGTGGCGGTGACTAGCCCGTACGTGGCGGCCGTCCCGCCGCTGGATGAGGTGTCGGCGGTGGCCTGGTAGCGGATGACGATCGTGTTGATGTCGCCGCCCAGTGTGCGGGGGGCCGCGTCGGAGACGATCAGCAGCCGGTTCGGGACCGACGGGAGGGGGAAGACGCTGATGTCGGTGCCGGGGAGGCCGCCGGGCTGGCTGTTCGCGTACCAGGTGAGCTGGCCGCGGGTCGTGACCAGGTTCAGCAAGGCCGTGAGGGTCTGGGCGCCTGAGTCGACCTGCTGCCCGAACCATGCCCCCGCCGGTGAACCGATGCCGGGGTTGACCCACGGCAGGCCCCGGGCGATGGCCTGATTCACGGCCTCGTCGGGCTGGGCGGCCGGCCAGGTGCTCGTGTAGAGCGCGAGGAAGTCGGTTCCCCGCTGCCCGTCCCCGACCGCGGTCAGTGTCCACCCCGCCGCGCTGGGCACTGGCTCGTCGAGCCGCCCGGTCCACACGACGTGCCCGCCGCGGGTGACGCGCACCTGCCAGCCAGGGTTGAACGCCTGGGTCCGGTAGGTGGCGGGCACCATGACCGTACAGGTCATTTTGTCCGCCCCGCCGGGGCACACGAAGCTGTAGGTGAGGGCAGTGACGACCCCGATGGTGCCGAGGTAAATCCAGTTCGATGACCCGGGCGGGGCGACCGCGACCTGGCTGCTGCCCGGATATGCCTGCGGGATGGTGGCACCGGGTGAGGCGAACACCAGGCCTCCGGTGGCCTGCAGCACGCTCAGGGTGCCCTGCCCGGCCAGCGGTGCCGGGTATCCGAGCTGTACCCCGGACAACCCCAGTGTGCCCAGCCCGGCGAGGGCGGCGGGCGGCTGCTGCAGCAGCCCGATCCAGGTGGCGGCCAGGGTGCCGGACCCGGACAGCGCCGCAGACTGGGTGAAGGTGCCAGTCAGCGCCCCGGACAGGGCACCGATCCCGGACAGGGCGGCGCCGCCGCCGAACCCGGTGGCGGTGGCGGTGCCGGAGAGGGTGCCGGACCCGGACAGGCCAGCCGCGCCCGCGAACACGCCCGCCCCGGACAGCGACCCGGACCCGGACAGGGCCGCGGCGCCGGAGAGGGTGGCTCCCTCAATGATCAGGACGTCCACACCGAAGATCGTGTCGGTGCCGCCGGCCCACACCGGGGCCTGCGCCGCAGAGGTACAGGCCAGGTCGTAGCACAGCGCGTTGCCGTTCGGGTCCAGCGCGTACACATACCCGGAGGTGGACCCGGCGGTCAGGTTCCCGGCGACGGTATAGGCGAAACCGAAGTACAGTTCCCCCGCACCGGTGGGGGTGCTCGCGGTGAACGTCTGGGTGGCCGCGGCGTCGATGGTGCCGCGTTTGTCGACCACCCACGCGCCGATGCTGGAGGAGAACATCCGGCCGGCGGCGCGGATCGTTGGGGTGGTGCCCGAAAACGCCAGGGTCGCGGTCGCGGACCCCGAAGCGGTCGAGACTCCCTGCCACAGCGACACGTAATAGGCGGTGGTGGTGCCTTTGAATGGGGTGCCGATCTGCGTCCAGGTGCAGTTACCGCCGGAGATGCCGTTGCAGAACACGGTCGCTGATTCGGCGACGACCGCGACGAGCGCGAGCTGATTGGTGCCGGTGGGTGCGACGGTCAGCGACGTCGATGTCGTCGCAAAAAGAGACCCGACCGGCGTCCAGGTCATGTCAGGTGGGCCCGGTCAGGGCTTTGAGCTCGTCAGCGAAGTTGAACGTGGACGCGCCGGATCCGCCGGTGCCGCCGTGCTGCAACTGCCCGCTGTAGATGAGCGGGAATGTGGACAGGTGGCTGGCCTGAGTAAGCATCGCCTGCGCGTCGGGGCCGGTGAACCCGAGATTTTGCAGCCCGGCCGCCCCCTGCCCGGCTACCCAGTCGGTGAACACGGTGATCTGATGCATCAGGGTGCGCAACTGGGTGGCAAGCTGGGCACCCTGGCTGTTCAGCTGGAATGTGGTAGTCGGGGCATTCCCGATCGGCATACGGTCTCCTTATTGCAGCAGGTTGGTGGCGTTCAGCCGGAACATCAGCCCGTTGTGCATGTTGAGCAGGTTGGTATGGTCGGCGCGCAGCGTGGCTATGGCAACGACCAGGTTCCCGTGGTCCCCGATGTGGTCGTTGAACGCTTTGACCGTGTCGGAGTAGGAGTTCCGCAGGTTGTTGAAGTCGTTGGCCAGGTTCCCGTAATAGTGGCCGTGCGCGATCGAGTGGTAGTGCGCGGTGGGGGCACCGCCGAGCGGCCAGCTGCTGTTCCCGTTGTCGGGGCCGCCGATGCTGTCGGCGCTGGACGAGATCGGATAGGAGTAGTTGCCGGACGTGTAGGAGGTGTTGCCGGGCCCGAAACTGTTGTTCACGGCCGGCCCGTCGTACGGCTGCGGCCACGGGATACGTGGCATCGCGGTGTTCAGCCGGTCTTCGGTGTTCCGGGTTTTCGCAGTGTTCCCCGTCGGGGCCGCCATCCACAGCGCGATCCCGGCGAGCAGCAGTTTCCCCAGCATGCGGCATTCCTTTACTGCAGGTATTGGGACATGTGGGGGATGACGAATACCATCGGCAGATGGACATACCGCCATCCCAGGCAGACATCAGCGAACTCAGCGTGACGATGTGGCGGGCAGGCAACGCGGCCCTGGCGGCCACCGGTGAGGACCGGGAAGAACTGACCCGATGCAGCAGCCTCCTGGGATCTGTGCATGACCTCGCTGAACTGTGGCGGTCCGGTGCCCCGCCAGATCCGTCCGCGTGGCCTGGTGACGGTTACTGGAAACGGTCGAAGAACCAGGCGGGCGAGTAACTGAGGCTTATGGCGGGGGCCTGCGCGTCCGCGGAGTAGGCGAACAGCGAGTTCTCGCCGTCGGCGGGCTCGATCGCGATGGCGGGCCCGGAGATGGTGCAGTCGGCGAACACGGACACGGCGCTGGGCCGCCCCTGGTTGCTGCCCTGGATGAGCCCCAGGTTCAGGTTCGGGTCGGGGGCGTCGACGTAGTAGTTGATGTAGCTGCCGCCGGACCGGTTGATAACGATGGTCTGGCCCTGGGTGTCCAGGAAGATCGCCTCATAGAACCGGTCATTTGTGTTGGTGTCGGTCACCGAGACAGAGTAGTAGCCGCCGGAGTTGTCCGCCGCGACCTGCTTGACCGGCAGCGTCAGCACGCCTGCGGTGACGATCCCGTTGGTGATCTGCGCGGGGGTAACCGTCACCGGCAGCGTCGACATGGCGTAGCTGGGGCCACCGGCGTACTCGTACTGGGTGACGGTGACCGTGATGGTCCTGGCGCTGGACCCGTTCCAGCTCGAGTTGATCAGGTAGATCGTGTAGGTGCCGCCGAAGTCGGCGTTGATGCCGGTCAGCGGCTGGGGCACCGAATACTGATGGGTGCCGTCGGGGGCGTCACCGCCGCCGCCGACCGGGACCAGCGGCATGAACGTTTTCAGGGCCCCCAGCGGCGGCCGGTGCACAATCAATGATTTGAACGCTGCGCTGCTGTATGGGGTGATGATCAGTTTCCCGGCCGCGCCCACCCCGCCAGCCTCGGCGGTGCCGGTGGAGCAGCCGCCGCCGCCCGCTCCGCCAGGCGCCGACCCAGCCGACCCGGCCGTGTTCGCGGATGGGCCGCCCGCGCCGCCCGCGCCGCCGCCTGCGACAGCCGCCGCGCCGTTGCTGGTGGGTGCGCCGAGCCCGCCGGGGAAGGTGAGCCGCACCTGTCCCGCGGCGCCGGCCCCGGACGCGACCCCGCCCGCGAAGGTGGCGCCGCCGCCGCCGCCGGGTGCGCTGCCTGCTGTACCAGGGTTGCTGTTCGCTCCGGACCCGGCGCCTCCGTTCCCGCCGCCAGCTGGTGCGGGAGTGGTGTTCCCGTACCCGTTGCCAGGGTTACCGGCCGATCCGGGGGCCGCCGACGACCCGCCGGACCCGGAGTAGGGGACCTCGGAGCCGCCTTTCCCGCCGGGGAAATGGAACGTGCTCCCTGACCCGGTACCGCCTGCACCGCCGTCGCTGCTGTTGTACCCGGACTGGCCGCCGCCGCCGCCGTGGGCGGTGATGGTCAGCGCGGCGTCCCCCGTGAACGTCGCGGACGCCCCGGTGCCGCCGCTGGCCCCGGAACTGGATGTGCTCGCCCCGCCAGACGGGACGGTGTAGGAGTACAGGTTGCCGGGGGTGACGTTGACGAACCCGGCGGCGTACTCACCGCCACCACCGCCGGCACCGTTCCCGGACCCGGACCCGTCACCGCCGCCGCCACCGGACCCCCAGCATTCGGCGTACACCTGGGTGACCCCGGGCGGGCAGGTCCAGTTCGCGGTGGCGGGGCTCGTGAACGTGGTCGCGGCGGTCCCGGTGGGGGTCAGGCCCGCACTGGCGGTGCCGCCGGAGCTCGCGCCGCCACCGCCCACTGACCCGGACGCGGTCCGCCCGGTCCCGCCCGGGAAACTGATCACGTTCGCGGACACCAGCCCGCCCAGGCCGCCGGCCGCCGAGTTCTGTGCCGCTGAGCTCCCGCCGTTGGCGGTGACAACCAGCGGCCCGGCCGGGCCGGGCCCGAAAATGGCCGGCTGCCCGGCGACGGGGCTCGCGCCCGCGGTCCCGCCGATCCCGACGTTGTAGGGGATCACATCCCCCGGGGCGCAGGGGAACACGTTTTCCCGGCTGTAACCGCCGCCGCCGCCGCCACCGCCGTTCCCGGTGGTGGTAAGCGACGCACCCGCACCGCCCGCGCCGATCGCCTCCACTTTCAGGTAGGCGGTGTTCGCGGGGACGGTGTAGTTCCCGACCCCGGTCGCGGTGACCGTTGTCGGGGTGCCCGCCGACGGGGCCTGCTGAAACGACAGGGTGGCCTCGGCGCGGGCGGTGCCCTGCAGCCCGTACAGCACGTACTGGGAGCCGCGGACAACCGGGGTGGTGGTCTGGCTCGGCGGATACGCGGTGAGGGCGTCGACGTAACAGGTCACCCAGGACAGGCGCCGTATCCGGTCGTTCCGGTTGACGACCTCGATGGTGTAGCCGCTAACCGAGGTGTAGTCGAAAACGGCGTTCCCGGGGATCGGCATGGTGACCCGGGAGAAACACGGCTGCTGGCTGTTCGGCGACGCGGGCAGCCGCAGACGCTCGCGGGAGAACAGCAGTTTCCGGCCGGACGTGTCGGTCAGGGTGACGCTGACGCTGACCCCGTGGATGATCCCCCGGTACTCCAGGTTCCAGTAGTACCTGCTGCCGAACCCGAGCCACATGGCCAGCGACGTCATGCCGCTGATGTTCAGGGTGGCGGCCAGGCTCGCGTTATACAGGAACGTGCTGTTCTGGCCGCCGGGGTCGTTGTTCCGGTAGTCGTCCGGGTCCCACCCGCACGACCGCGGACCGACCACGCACTGGGTGGACTGGAAATGCTTCGCGGAGGAGATCGAGCTGAACGTGTCGATCACCACCGGCGGCGGCGGTGGCGGCGGGGCCGCGGGCACGGGGGCGGCGAACGGGACCTGCACCTGGGTGTCGGACCGGCCATACGGCCGCGCGGGGATGGTCAGGGTGACCCACATGACGCCCTGGTCCGCGGCGAGCGGGTCGTAGGCCGGCCTGGACGGCTGCGCGCGGAAGCAGTCCAGGATCAGCGGCAGCGGGGTCCCGCCGGGCCCGGGGTCGCGGGTCCATGTAATCGTGAAAATGTCCTGGTCGACGGCCTGCCCGAGGACCTCGCGGGCGGCGGCGAGGAGTTCCAGGGGGTTCGCACTCCCGGGCGGCGCGACGATCTTCACCGGCAGGGTAATGGTCCGGTTGGAGGCGCGGCGCCCGAACGGCCGTTCCCCGTCGAGGATGAGGGAGGCGACGTAGTCGGCGGTGGGCTGGGGTGCGCCCAGGCCGTATGACCCGTCGTTGGCGAGCAGGAATATGGCCCCGGCACAGGCGGGGATGACCGACGGGACGCCGCCCTCGGCGCCCAGCAATTCAATGGTGTTCGCCAGGATGAGACTGTTCGCCATCACGCGCCCCCGGCTGGATACCTGCTCCGGAACCCGGCGGCACCCGCGGCGCCGCTGATGGCCCCCCCGACGTGCGCGCCGGTCGCGGCGGGGACGGCGGCGGTGGTGCGGATCAGTTCGGCCATCTGGCCGCGCAGCGCCCGCAGCTCGGCGGCCAGCCCCGGCTGCGGGCCGTTCCCGGAGCCGATCGCGCCGCGGACCGCGGCGGCGAGTTCGGCGGGCAGGATCATCTCCCCCTGATGCACGACCGCGGGCCCGGTGACCGGAATGTTCCACGACCCGCTCGCGTACCGGGCACCGGAGCCCCCGACCGCACCGGTCCCGATCGTCGCCGCCTGCGCCGCCGCCCTGGCCACTGAGACCGCCGCGTTGATCGCATCGGTCATCGCCTTGGTTATCGCGTTGATCCCGTAGGCGACGGTCGCGTCATAGGACCGGCCCACCCACAGGGACTGGCCGGCCAGCTGGTTGCCGCCGACCACTCCCCCGGCCGCGTACCCGGGGACACCTATCGCCGCGAAGTACGGGGCCAGCTGCGCCGAATGCGCCGCGCTGACGACGGTCTCATTCCGGCTCGCCCGGATGAGCACGTCATCGGCGGTCGGGGTGGTCCCTGCCGTGATCCGGCCCCCGGAAGCGTAGCCGACCAGTTTCTGCTGCAGGCTGCCCTGCGCGATCGACCAGGCACCCTGGCCGTTGACGCTGATGCTGACGGGCTTGTTGGCGGGGAGGGTCGTGATTGACCGGGCGAGCCCATCCACCAGGGCGGCGGCGTTCTTGCCGCTCACCCCCGAGTTCACCAGGTCGGTGATCAGCCGCAGCCGGGCGCCCCGGTAGGCGTCGCCGGTCAGGCCGTGCTTCTGGACCGCCGTGGTCAGGGCGTCCATGTCTGTCTTACCGCTCCTGGAGTTATTGCTGGCGGCCAGGATGTCGCTGATTATCCGCTGCCGGGCGGCCCGTGCCTGGTCGGAGTAGATGCCGTTGTTCGCGACCGCGGTGGTGTAGGCGGCGACGTCACCGTTGGCGGTGGTGGCTTTCACCCCGGAGTTCACCAGGTCGGTGATCAGCTGGCCCCGGGCCTGCTGCGCGGCCTGGGAGGTGACACCGTTGAACCGGACTGTGTTCGTGTAGTTGTCCAGGGCGCTCTTGGCGTTCGTGGCGTACTGGCCCTGACGGGTGAAGTCGGCGACGATCTGGGCGGTGGCCGTGGTGCTGGTTTTCTGCTGGGCGGTCAGCTGCCCCTGCCAGCCCTGCATGGTCTTGATCATGCCGTTGAACGCGCCGTCGACCCCGGCTCTGAATCCGTCGAACCCGGCGGCGGCGGTCTTCAGTTTCGGGCCGAGCCCGGGCACCCAGCCGAACGCGGCCGCGGCCCCGTTGATGATGGAGCCGAAGAAACCGAGTACCCCGTCGACGACGACCTTCAGGCCCTGCACGACGGTGATGCCCATCCCGAGAACGACCGCGCCGAGGGTCTTGATCACGTCCCGGAACCCGGCGGACTTCTGCCAGGCCACATAGAACGCGGCACCGAGGGCGGCGATGGCGACCACGGCAATCCCGATCGGGTTCGCGTCCAGCGCGATGTCCAGCAGCGCCTGCGCCGCCGTCCACTCCTTCGTCCCCGTGACGATTCTCCCGATGGTGTTGACCAGCGCCAGCCCGCCGGAGAACACACCCGCCTTGTTCAGCAGCAGCAGCGCCCCCCCGACCGCCGCGATCGGCCCGGCCAGGCCCGGCGGCAGTTTCGCGACCAGGCCGAAAAAATCCGACACCAGCTTCAGTTCCGTGACACCACCGGCGCCCAGGCCCGGCGCGAGCATGGCCAGCGTCCTGCCGATGTTCCCCAGCAACTGCGTCAGCACCGGCCCGTTTGCGTAGAACCAGGCCATAAACGACTTGATGCCATCAGCGGTCTTCTGCGAACCCGCCCACTTCAGGACCGCGGGGCCGAGTCCGGCGATCCCGCCGGTCATCGTCAGGATCAGCGGGTTGAACTGCGGTAGCAGGGTCATGAGCGACTTGACGAAATCGATCAGGGTGCTACCTACCGCGCCGACCACCTTCGAGCCGGTGCTGGCGATGAAATCCCGGAACCCCTTAAACGCCGCGGAGTTGACCAGGGCATCGAACTGGGTGCCGAGCCCCTTGATGACCGGGGACACCGCCGCGATGATCGGCCCTAGCTGGCCGGTCAGGTCCGTGACCGACTTCAGCCACGGCTGAAGCGCCCCAGCCACGACCGGGGTCTGGGCGGCTTTGAGATCCTGCCAGGCGTTCGCCATGTTCCCGAGCTGCTTCGACAGGGCGATCTGCTGGGGGGACAGCTCCGCGTAGGCCTTGCCGATCGCCACCTGCTCGGCCTTGTAGGCGACGGACTGCTTGGTGCCGTTGGCGATGGCGACGGTGTAGTTGTCCTGCGCCTTCTGGACGGCCTGCTCGGCGGTCAGTGCGCTGGCCAGGACCGGCTTGGCGACGGCCCCGAACGCGGCCAGCGCGCCGCCTCCGGCGACGAACGCCCCGCCGAGCCCGATCGCCGCGCCGCCCAGCAGCCCGACCGCGGTTGCGGCCGCGGGAACGAACGCGAGCGCGGCGCCCATCGCACTGAACTGAGGACTGATACCTTTCAGGGCGCCCTGCAGCTGGGACAGCTTGCTGGACTTGTCATCGAGCTTGCCGAGGGCGGCGTCGACCGCGCTGATGTCGGCGATGGCCCGCGCGGCGCCCTCGACCTTCAGGTTCGGGTTCGCGACACGCCGGTCCAGGGCGAGCAGCTTCGCGTCCGTCCGGTCCAGTGCCGCCAGCGCTTCGGCGTTCCCGTCCAGGCGCACCCGGGCGGCCGCGGACTTGCGGCTTATCTCATCCAGGCGCCGCGACAGCTTGTCGACATTCCCGGCAGCCTCGGACGCGGACCGGCCAGCGGCGGAGAACCCCGACGACGCCCTATCCTGCGCGATGATATCGAAGCGGAGAGTCTCGTTAGCCACCGGTGATCTTCTTCTCCGTCTCCGTCAGCGCCGCCAGCACGTGCTCACGGATGTCCGGTGCCGCCTTCTCGCACGGGTCAGTGAAAAACCCGGGCCGCATGCCGCCCGTCTGGCCGTTCTGCCATTTCCACTCGCTGCGCGGCCGATGCCCCGGCCACTTCGGGTGGTTGATGACGCCGTCGTCGAGCAGCTTCACCTTCCGCCGCTTCGCCCGGGCCTTCGCCCGGATGCTCACGCGCGGGCTGGAGGCGAAGATCTTCTGGGCGCCGACAGCCAGATCGGGGGCCAGGATCGCGGCGTAACGGTCCGGCAGGTACGGCTTCAGGTGCTCCACGTCAGCGATCTCACGGGCGATCGGCTGCGCGGCCGCGTCCAGCTGCTTCATCAGCTCTTTACGGAAGCCTTTGCCCTCGTCCCCGGCTTCCTTCAGCCGCGCCGCGAGGGCGTTCAGCTGCTCACGCCCGTCGACCGCCATCACACTCACCTCCCCTGGCCACGTCATGTACCGATCGTGTCGATCCGCATGGGCGCATGGTGGAAGGTGATCTAGGACCGCTGTTCCCGCTCGGCTTCCACCTCGGCCGCCTCCAGCTTGTACAGGGCCATCCACTCAGTCAGCTCATAGGAGCTGATCCGGGCGAGGAGCTCGGCGACAGTGCATCCAAGCTCCCGGGCGAGGGTGAAGCAGAACCGCCGCCCAGGTCGGCCGGTGAGTCTTTTCCCAGCTCCTCCAGGTCATCGTCGGCGATCCCCGACAGCCGGGCGGCGACCTCGAAGATGCGGTCGAGGGCGGCGCAGGACTTCTTCCCCAGCTCGTGCACGTCGGACTGGGTGAACATGGGTTCCCCGTCGTCGCCGATGATGCAGCGGGCCACCAGCTTCGCGCGGATGTTTGCCGTATCGCGGATCGCCTGCTCCTTGCCCATCGGGCCGCGCATCGTGATCATGGACGCCTCGAACTCATCCCGCCCGGTGCCGTTCAGCCCGCGCACGAGAACCTCCCCGCCCCACTCCGGGACGTTCACCGCCTCGGTAAGCAGATCGTCGGCCGCGAGGATCTGATCCCGGTTCAGGCGGCTCATGCCGGGATCGTAACGTTCAGGCTGGGAACTTTGGTGATAACGAAGTCGACGTCGACCTGGGCGGCGTCCGCGATCCCCGTTTCCAGGGCACACGTCCCCACCTTGACCGGCCAGACGTCCATCTTCTGCGTCGGGACGTCACCCTCCCACAGCGTGATGATGAAACCCGTCGTGTCCCTCGGCAGCACCGTCCGCACATCCGCGCTGGTGCTTGAGGCGTAGAACTGGATCTGGCTGTTCGCCGCCGTGATCTCACCGGGGATCTGGGAGGTGAACCGGGATGACAGGTCCGCGGTCGGTTTCGTCCCCGACGCCAGCGTGAACCCGGTCATTACCCCGATCTCCGCGGTCAGGTCCACTCCCGCGTTCATCTCCGCGCGGGTCGGTGCGGACTGGCTGGCGATCGCGGCCACGAAGTAGATCTTCCTGACCGACTGGGGGACGTACCGGACGGTGGGGGTCAGCGGTGGTGGCGCCATTTACTTCTCCTTCTTGGGCGCGGCTTCGGGCGCCGGGGGGGCGACCTCGGCGACGGTGACCGGCGGGGGCACCGTCAGCGGCGGGTCCGGGGGCTGCTCGCCGTCGGCCAGCAGACGCCACCCGCTCATGTACCACGTGGGCAGCGACGTCTCCGGGACCTCGCTGATGCTGTCCCGGCCCAGTTCCGGGTGAATGATGCGCACAAACCCTGGTTCCACTGCTGCCGCTCCTAGGTGGTGATGTAGATGCAGGCGCCGCTGACTGTGCCGGCCGCGACGTCGAATGTGCACAGGCCGCCGATGCTCGGGTCGCCGTAGTCCGCGGCAACTAGCGGGATGATGGTGATGGCGCCGGAGGTGGCCGGCAGCGTCACGATCCGGTTGCCGATCGCGATCCCGTCGAGTGTGGTGGCGGTGGGGACGTGCAGCGTCACCACGCAGGTCGCGGCGGCGCCGTTGATGAGCAGGAGCCCGAGGCTGGGCCCGCAGGGTGCGGTGTGCCCGGTGAACCCGCCCAGCGCCGCGAACTGGGTGACCGGGTTCAGGCCGGTGGCGTGCGGGGCGGTCTGTACCGTCAGTGCGGTCTGCGCCATGAACTACTCCCTAACTATTTAGCGGAGCCCCAGGCTCCTGAAGGCCAGGCCGAACGTCACCCGCGCAATCGCGCCGGTCTGCGTGTTGTTCTGCAGCAGCGACCCCGACGTGACACCCGGCGTCGCGAACACCACGTTCCCGCCGAACTGGGTGGCGTCCGTGGCCATGAGCACCTCGACGGCCGCGAGAATCCCGAACGCGGCCACCCGCACCGTGCGCGGGTCATCGGTGCCCGCCCACGCCTGCGCGCAGCAATGCACCGTGATCGTCTCGTCGCGGGACGAGCCCATCCCCGCCCACGCCTGCGTGAAATCGGCGCCCGCCTCCGCCTGCACGTTGTCCGGGTCAGGGACGCCCACGTACAGCGCGAGGCCCGGGTCCAGTTCCGTCGTCGGCGGCCCGTCGAAGATCGTCACCGCAGGCGTGGCGGCGCCGAGGGTGGCGGCGTTTGTGAACAGGGCGACCAGGTAGTCGATCAGCGCCGGGACGCGGCTGGTGATCGTCGGCATGCGGCCACCTTTCCCGGTAACATGTACCTATGCCGAAACAGTCTCTCCCGGCCATTGAGCGCTTCTGGCCAAAGGTCGATAAGAACGGGCCAGTCCCAGCGCACGCGCCGCACCTCGGCCCGTGCTGGCTATGGCTGGGCTACTGCCGGGCCGGCCGCTACCCGTGGATGTACTACGAGGGGCGACCGCTTGCCGCCTACCGCGTCGCCTACATCCTGCTTGTCCGGCCGATCCCCGAAGGGCTGCAGCTAGACCACCTGTGCCGCGTCGCGTCATGCGTGAACCCGGCCCACCTGGAACCCGTCACCCAGCAGGAGAACATCAGGCGGCAGGGCGCGACGATCACGCACTGCCCGCAGAACCACGAGTACACGCCGGAGAACACGGGGTACTCAACCGGCGCCCGGTACTGCCGCATCTGCAGCCGCGTAAAAGCGGCACGCGGCAGAAGGTCAATATCACAGCGGCTGTGCGAGCATTGCCGCCAGCCCTACAAGCCTGGCGACTACCGGCAGCGCTTCTGCGGTCGCGTCTGCTCGCGGCAAGCTCAGCTGCTCAGACAAAAGCTTCAATGAGGAACGGAATCCCGTTCTGTGAGCCGTTTAGCAGCTCGGCGGCCTGGTTCGGAATCGCGAACCCGAACCCCGGCACCGTCACCATGTCATCCCCTGCGCCCATACCTGGCCGCGCCGACGGGCCATGCTGGGTCTTCCACAGGTTCTGGATGATGATCCGCGCCGCCGTGTTGAACGCGGCCGGCACCGCCGGGCCCCACCCGGCGACGTAGGTCACGTTGACCTGCGGGAGCCAGGAGAAGAACGGGCCGTAGAACGGCAGGCCCAGCTTGCGGCGGATCAGGCCCGCGTTCGCGTCCAGGTCCAGGCCCGCGCTGATGTCGATCGCCCCGCCGGACGCCGAGATGATCGACGTGACCGACACAAGCGGGCGGCAGCGGACCGGGATGACCGTCTGGCCGGCCATCATCTCGGTGCGCTCGGCGGTGATCGTCTTAGACGCCAGCGGGCCGCCGGTGTACCGCTCCAGGCAGGACTCGATCGTGGCGATGTAGCCCTGAATCTCGCTGTCGTTCGCGGTCGTGGCCTGCGGGATGTTGAGGGCGTCCTTGGCGTCCTGGAGCGGCAGGACGGACGGTTCGAAGGGGTCGAAGACGTCGAACTGGCCGAAGGAGACACCGGCCCCGGTGCCGGTCGCCGTCCACGTGAACTGGTAGTGGCCGATCGCCGCCAGGTCCGTGACCGGGATGTCCTGATGGTAGGTACCGGTGGAATCGTTGGACGGGGTGGCGTACGTGCCGGTGGTCAGCTGTGTCCCGTCGGCCTGCGCGATCTTCACCAGCAGCGTCAGCGCGGTCGCGTTGACCAGCGTGCCGGTGACGTCCTTGACGGTGGTCAAAATGCGAACAGGTTGATTCAGGGGGTACCTGGCCATCTGGCACCTCCTCCCGTCGCGGTCTTCCTGCGGGGCCACCAGCGGCGCCGCCACGCCGGGCAGCTGCACAGGCCGCAGTCGCTGCCTGGCCGGTAATGCTGGTGGGCGGCGGCAGGGTGGCCGCATCGCACGCAAGGGGACTGCCGCATAAGCTGCCGGGTCCTCCCGTCGTCTGCGTCGTGGCTGTGAGGACGCCGCCGCTGGCCGCCCCGGGCGACGTCGCGGCGGTCAGCGTGCCGACGGTGAACGCGAGCTGGACGCCGCTGATGGCGACGGCCGAACCGGCGGCGGTGATCGCTGCGGTGGCCTGCTGGGTGGCCAGCGCGGACAGGGCCGCTGCCCCGGCTGGTGCCGCCGTGGCCGCCTGCACCGCGGCAGTGGTGACGGCCCCGGCACCCGCCACGCTGGCAGTGCCGGTGATCTGCCCTGCGGCGGCGGCCGTGCTTGCCCCGGCCGCTGCGGCTTTCGCTGCCTGCGCGACTGTGGCCGCTGCGGCGCCGGTCCCGGCGGCCGTCGCGGTGGCTATCTGCGTGGCAGCCGCGGTGACCGATCCGGCCCCGGCCGCGGTGGCAGTGGCACCGGCGCCGGTGACGCTGCCTGCGGCGGTGACCGCACCGGCGACCGCCGCGGCGGCGGTGACCGCCTGCGCGGCCAGGGCCGTGACCGTGCCCGCGGCGGTGGCCGCCGCTGACGTGGCCTGGGTGACCGGTGCTGGTCCTGCCGTGCCCGCGCCGGCCGCGGTGGCTGGGGCCGGCTGGGCGGCTACCGCAGCTGCCGTAGCCGCAGCCGGGGCGCTTGCGGTGGCTGCCTGCGCGCCTGCGGCTGTGACCGCGCCAGACCCGGCCGGGGATGCCGCGCTGATGACGACCGCGGTGGCCGTGACCGACCCGGCGCCCGCGGCCGATGCGGTGACAGCCTGTGCGGCCTTCGCGGTGACCGAGCCCGCGCCAGCCGGGGCTGCGGTGACAGCCTGCGTGACAACCGCGGTGACCGAGCCCACGCCTGCGCCAGCCGCCCCGGCCGTGACAGCCTGCACTACGGCACCGGTGACCGACCCGGCACCGACGGCGGACCCCGGCGTTACCTGAGTTGCTACGGCAGAGGCCGCGCCCGCCGCCGCGATTGCGGCGGTGGCCGCCAGCTGGGACGTAACACCCTGAATGACCGGCACGCGGGCGGCCCAGGTGGTCGCCACCGCAGACCAGGAGGTGACAGCCGCAGGCGACGACGTGACGAAATATTCCAGGGAAGTGCTGTCGGTCTCGTGCCAGTAGTTGATGCCGATGACATTCGGCATGTCCGCCGGGACGATCCGGAGCATGTCCGTGAACCACTGCGCCTTGGTCTGGGCTACCGAGTCCCAGCCGAGCGTGGTGGCCCCGGGGGTCACCGTGGCGGACGCCTGGCGCCCGGCGATGAAGCTGCCCCCGTCATTGCTGTCATCGAATTCGGTGATGGTGACGGTCGTGGCGGCGGCCGGCTGAAGCCCGGGGGACGCCTTGCCGTTCGTGGCCTGAAGATAGACCCACGACCCGGCGGCGGTGGTGGTGACCGATCCGGTGGAAATCGTCACCCCGGTAGCGGAGTGGACTGAGGCTGATCCGGCGCCCGCCTGGCTGGACGCGGCGTTCATGACGACCCGGACTGCGAGCTGCATGCCCTGCGTGGCGGTGTTTGAGTTGGTCGCAGTGACGGTAATCGGTCCCGGCGCGCTGGACAGGTACCGGTACCAGATGCCTGACGACTCGTACTGAGTGTCGTAGGCGAACGGTCCCGTCGTGTAGCTGCCGGACACCGAGTCCGAGATGGTGATGGCGGCTGTGGTCGCGCTGGTCGCATTGACCACGCCGACGGTGATCTCCAGGAGCGCCCCGGCTGGCGGGCTGAACACCGGCGAGCTGATCACGCCGCCGGTCAGGGCCGACTGGTAAGCCGTCTGCGGGGTGCTGGCGTCTTCGTAGATGGAATGGCCGGCTAGGGGCAGGACCTCCTGCGCCACCCAGGAGTACGGGACGGACTGGGCGGATGACGGGATCTCGTCGGTCTCCCACGACCCGATCTCGCCCAGGATCATCGGCTTGGCGGTAACCGGGCCGCCTGTGTACGGGTCGCCGCTGTACAGTGCCGCGTAACTGGGCTGGAAGACGCTGCCGAAGGTCTGCCATGCTGCGGGAGTCTTGTTGTACCCGTCCAGGCCGACGTAATCAACGTAGGCGTCGCCGGGGTAGAGCAGGGCGGTCGTTCCTGACGTCCTGGAGTACCCGGAGTTGTTCGGGGTGGCGGCCCCCGGGGGGAAAACGTTGGGGCACCACAGCCACCGGGCGTTCGTGGCGCCCTGCTGCGCGAATACCTGGACGATGTGCCGCCATGCGGCCACGAACATCGCGCAGGTCGTGGTCCCCGGCTGTGACGATGACCCCGGGCAGTACCCGGACCAGGTGCCGTTGAATTCGTGCATCAGCCGGATGATTACCTGGCCGCCCGGCTGGCTGCCGTAAGCAGGGTTCCCTGAGCTGGAGGCGGGCCATGCCTTGCACGCCAGTGCGGCGGGGATGATGGTGGACGTGTCGTAGGTCCCGGCGGCGATGGCGGCCAGCGACGTGGTGCCCAGGTCCCAGGAGATGATAGGGACGGCCGGGATGGCAGTGCTGCCGTCCGGGTTTTTCGGCGTGGTCCATGTCCCGGCGGGCACCGGCAGTGACGTCAGGGCTGCCGGGGCGGTCAGCTGCCCCTCGTAGACGGGATAGCCGCCGTTAGTGGCCGATCCCCCCGACCCGGTGCCGTAGTACAGCAGGGCGATGTTCCCCCCGCTGCCGGGGGTGTTGGTGTTCATGAAGCAGCCGACCGTGGCTGGCCACGGGAACGCCTGGAGGTAGTCGGTGAACGATTCGAGGCTGGCCGGGAGGGTCTGCTGGGTCTGCGGGGAACCGCCGCCAGTGAACGGGACGGTGGCCAGGCCACCCTCGTCCGTGGTGGTCAGGGCCTTCCCGGCCATCCCGGACCGGTTGGTCAGGTCCATGGTGAACCCGGTGAACCGGGGCGTACTTGTCGTGGCTACCGCCGTGGCGGTCCCGGACGAGGCCGCCGACGCGTCTTGTGCGGCCAGGGCCGTGGCAGCGCCTGCCCCGGTAGCTGCGGCATGGATGATCACCGTAGCGACGGCGGTGACGGTCCCAGCTCCTGCGGCCGCAGCCTTGGACGCCTGGGCAGCAGCACCTGCGGCAGCCCCGGCCCCGGCACCAGCTGCCGGGACGGCCTGTGCCGATAGTCCGCTGACGGCACCCGCACCCGCCGCGGTCGTGAGCGTCCCGGCGTCTTGCGCTGCCAGGGCCGTGGCAGCGCCTGCCCCGGTAGCTGCGGCGGTAGCGGTGATGGTAACGGCGGTCGTGGCTGCGACCGGGAACACTTGCTGACGCCGCTTCGCCACGCGCCGCCGGTACGCCTGCCCGCCGGCGTACGGCGCAACCGGGGCCGGGGCGGCCTGCACGGGCAGGATCTCCAGCGCCGCCCACGAATAGCCGGTACTCGTGGCCGTCCAGCCGGGGGTGGTCGCGCCCGGGGTGATCGTGGCAGGGGTCTGGGCGCCGAACATGGACTCGATGCCGTTAACCGAGTCTTCGTAAGATCCCTGAAGGGTGGTGCCTGCCACCGCCGTGGGCGCGAAAGCATTATTCTCGGTGACGGTGAGCAGGACCCATGATCTGGGCTGGGTTGTGGTGATGCTCCCGGTCAGGCTTGTGGCGGCACCCGAGATTGCGGCGAACGCCGCGGCAGCCTGGCTGGCTGCCGCCCCGGGCAGGACCAGGACATACATGCTGACGGTCGCGGCTGTTGCCGAATTACGGGTCGCCGTGACTGTTATAGGTCCCGGCGCGGTCGCATAATAATGGCTGAAAATCGCTGAGAAGCTGAACGTGCCGGTATTGGCAGACGGCCCGGCATCATAGGAGACGCTGCCGGAATCCGCGACGGTAACAACAGGACCGGTTGCGGTCGAGGTAGCCCACCCGAACCCGTACAGCACTACGACCAGGGAATTGGCCGGCGGCGAGAATGAGGCAGACTGGATCGTCGTCGCGCTGGCGCTTGCGAGCTGCCCGGTGAGACCGGGGGTTGACGGGTCAATGTCAATCCCGGGCAGCACTTCGCGCATCAGGACGGCGACGCCGAGCCTGGTGTTCGAGTCGCCGAAGGCCGGGTTCTGCGCCGCCGACGTGCAGGCGGCGTTCCAGCACATGCCGTTGCCGCCGGCGTCGATCGCGTACGTGTATCCGGTGGTGGCCCCTGCGGTCGCGGTGCCGGCGTCGAATGCGTACCCGAAGTACAGGTCGCCGGCGGCCGCGGGGGTCAGGGATGCGATCGTCGTTATCGCCGTGTGGTCGACGGCGCCCGGCGGCCCATCTACTGTCCAGTAGCCGACGGTGGAGCTGAACTCGTGCCCGGCGCAGTAGAAGGCCGGTGTGGTCCCGCTGAACGTCAGGGTGGCCGTGGCGGCCCCGGTGGCGGTGACCTTCCCGGCGAACAGGGTCACATAACGGGAGGTGTAGTTGCCGAGGAACGGCGCGCCGATCTGGGTCCAGGTGGCGCCTCCGCCGGAGATGCCGTTACACCAGACAGTCGCCGAGCTGGCGACGACCTCGACCAGGAGCAGGTCTGTGACGGCCTGGTTGGCCATCGTCAGCGACGTGGTGGTCGTGTAGAGGTTGCCGCCTACCGGCGCGAACGTCACGAGGCCACAGCCCTCCCGGCTAGGATGCGGTCAGTTCAGTCCCGCAGCATGAACCGCCAGGTACTCGATCAGCCCGGCCACGGCTAATTCAGGCCGAACAGGAACATCTGCTGCAGCGTGGTCGTGTTACCCGCGGCCGAAGCGGACCAGGTGCCGAACAGCTCGATGTAGTTGTCGACGCGCGGGTCCATGCCGGTAATGAGCCCTGAGAACCCGGCATTTAGCGCCGCTGCGCTCGCCACGCCACCGGAGGCTACGCTTTCCATCTTCCAGTAACCGTTGACCTGAAGGCTGAAGGTGCTAGTAGCGAAAGCCGTGCAGGTGTACCACGCCTCAAAGTCAAACGGGGCGGTGATAGCGGCGACCGGCGCGGTAGCGGCCATGACGCCAACCGCGTTCGCCTTGGTGCCCGCAGTGGGATCAAGGCCGAGGTTGACCGCGATCGTGGCGGCGGAGGTGGTGGCGATGGTTCCCTTGCACCGCAGGTACAGGGAGCGCCCCACCGGGTTGGGATTGTCACTGGAGAAATAGCCGCCGGACAGCTTGCAGACGGTGTTCGTGCCCAGGACGCCGGAGAAGGCAGCCTCGGTCGTGTACGTGTTCTTGGTTACCGCAGCGGACAGCGAGTACAGCTGCTCCATCTGGGTGCCGGTGATTCCAGAGATTTAAAGCCACCTCCTACGTCAGCGAGATCTGGATACCGGCCGCGGCCCCGGACCCGCCGGTCACCTGGAAGGTGTTGCCGATGCCGACGACGATCGGCTGGGCGTTGAACAGCCCCCACCACGACCGCTGTGCCGCGTTACCGGTCAGGTCGAACGACACGATCGACCACGCTGCCGTCGCGGTCGCCGACTGGGTGGTGAGCGGCACGCCCACCGCGCCGCCCGCGCTCGATGCCGTGGATGCGCCCAGCGACGTCCATCCGCCGGCCGCGTACCCGGTGCCGTTCGCGATCTCCGTGCCCGCCGCGGTCGCCGTGCTCGCGGTCGAGTTGAGCCGCAGCTTCATCGCGGTAGTGCCTACCGGCGTGCCAAGCGCCGTCCCCGGGATGCCCGCCGCCCCCGTCGGCGTCAGTGCGTTAAGGATCAACGACACCAATGTCTGGTCGATGGCTGCCATTTACGTCTCCTCGCCTGCGTCCGCGGACGCTTCCAGCACGGTCTGCGGCCCGCTGGCCACCACGTTTCCGTCCGGGCCGGTCACCTGCCACCCGACGGGTTGTTCTTCTGAAGTCGGCTCACCCATGGCGCTCCTGCCCGGTGCCGAGCAGCGGGATGCCGTCGAGCGCGCCCAGCGAATCGAGCAGGTCCAGCGTCGCGTGCGCGACCGTCTTCGGGCCCGCGTCGACCACGTGGCCGTCCGGGTCCAGCACCCGCCAGCCCTGGTCCGGCTCCCACGGCGGCAGCACAAGCTGCGCCACGCCCAGCAGATGCATGTGATTCTCCCTAGATCAGCGCGGTATCTGGCCGCGGGCGAGCAGCAGACCGCTCCCGTTGGCGCCCGGGCCGGCCTCGGGGATGTGCTCCCAGCAGTACGGGAGCGCCACCACGCCGACACCGATGACCTGGCCGCCGGGGCCAGGGATCGGGGCCGCCGTGGGCACCATCGTCACCGCTTCGCGGACCGGCTGCTCCGGGTCGGCCTTGCGGGCCGCGCAGCACGGATTGCACAGGCCGAGCGGCCCGGACACCTTCACCTGCGGTGGGATCAGGACGGGACGGGGGTTGGTCAACTCGGGGGGCCTCTCAGATCAGCATCGTTGTCTTGATGTGGCCCACGCGGACGCCCGTGTGGACGTGCACCGGGATGCCAGCCGTGGCGGCCCGGAGGCAGAACGTCAGGTCCTCACCGACCAGCGCCGCCCCGATGACCGACTCCCGGAACCACGGGGCCGCCCGGTCGCCGGAGGCCTTCCCGGTGGCTTCGAGGGCGTCGCGGTGCATCAGCAGGAACGCCGCACCCGTCGCCGCCACCGGCACGCACGTGTCCTCCGGCCAGCGCCTGTACCGGGCGAAACCCACCTGGCCGCCGTCCTCCTGCACGAGTTCGTACATCGTCGGCTGCGCCGCGCCCGTCTGGCCGTCCTGGGAGAAGCACAGCGCACCCAGCAGCGGGCGGGCCACCGGGTCAGCGGCGGCTGCCAGCTTGTCCACGTCCGCCGGGGTGAACACCATGTCGGTGTCCGCCATCAGCAGCCACGGGGCGCGGCACTCCTCGAGGAACCGGCGGACGATCAGGTTGCGGGCCTCGGAGATGTTCGGGCCCGACGGGGCGGCCAGGAACACGTCGATCCGGGTCCCGCCGCTCTTGCGGGCCAGGGCCAGCATCGAGGCGAGGAACTCCGCGCGGACCGTCCCGCCGTGCACGTAGCCGACCGCCGCGTGCTGCGGCGGGGTGCGGCCGTGCGGCATTATCTCGCTGCCAGTCGCCGGATCTCGTCGCGCATGTCCGGTCGCCGCACGGCTGTCTCCATCGTGGCGCACGGCAGGCGGCGGCCGGTCAGCGTCCGGTAGCCGTCGAAGCCGCCCTCGCGGTAGGTGCGGTGCCAGAGCGCACGATCCCAGACAACGAACCGGCGCTCACCGGTCCTGATGTCATCGGTGTACTGCTCAATGCCGATGATCACGTCCAGGTCAGGGTCGGGCGGTGGCGGTTCCGGTGGCATAGCCACGGTCAGCTGGTGCCGTACTTGGTCAGGCCGTCCTGCGTCGTGCCCGGGTAGTCGCCGCCAGCATTGCCGGTCTCGTCTGATTCGTCGGACATGGTGCCCGTCTCCGGGGGCAGGCCCGGGATGCCGGAACCGCCGCCGAGTCCCGCCGTGAACTGCGGCACCCCGTCCTGCGTGGTGCCCGGGTACTCACTGGTGTGCCCCTGGATCGGGTTCTCCATCGCCGCGCCCGGCGAGATGTCGGCGCTCTCGTAGTCGGGGAAGCCGGTCAGGATGGACACGGCCCCGTACCCCTGCGGCGAGTTCAGGAACGCTTCGGCGGCAGCCTGCCGGGGGCTGTGCATGTCACCGAGCCCCGCACCCGTGGGCACGCCCTCCGAGCCGCCGGTCAGCGCCTGTGCCGCCGCGACAGCGCCGGTGAGCGCCGCGATGTCCTGCGGGGCGGAGATGTCGTAATCGGCCGGGCCGATGCCCTCCGGGGTGACCTGCGCCCAGCCGGCCGCGTCGCCGGGGCTGTCCTGCGGCGTCACCGGGTCCGGCGCGCCAGCAGGGTCAGGGGACTGGAAGAACTGAGACATCATTTCTCCTCTGGAGACATCAGCGCCTGCCGGCGGTGCCGCATGCACGACCGGAACCCCGTAGCAGGATTCCGGTGACCCGCGATCCGCCAGCAGCCCTTCTCATGGCAGTTCAGGTGATGCCAGATCACGACCACGATCGCGAACTCGCCCAGGTCGGAACCAGGCCCGGACCAGAATAGATAGACCGGCCCCGAGCCGTTATCCAGGCCCAGGACGTGCGCCAGCCAGTGCGGCACTCAGCCCGGCTAGGCGGGGTTGGTCTCAGGGAAGAACGGCCCCTCGAACGGCGGGTTATCCGGGCCGTTCGTGCCCACCGCGGGATTCATCGGCGACTGCGGCAGGTCCATCAGGTCCCCGTACGTGGACCCCTGGCCGAACGTGTCGCCCTGGAACTCCTGCCAGCGCCCGGTAGCGTTCGCCACCGCGCCGGCCACCGTGGCGGACACGTCGTCGCGGCCGCCCGCGTCCGGGTCACCAGCGGCGTCGATGGGAGACAGCGCGCCCGGGTAGTACGGGGCATCCACCGTCCCCGCGGCCAGGTCATGCGCGGACGGGTCCTCGGTCGTGCCCAGGTTCGTGACACCAGCCATCACCGATGCCGCCCCATCCCCCAGCGGCCCCAGGTCCGCCGCATAGCCCGGCGGCTCCGGGGACAGATCCGTCCCGCCGTACGGCACCGGCGCCGGGCCCGAGTTCGGCGCGGCGGGCATCTGCGGGGCGTCACCCGGGCTGCCGTGGATCTCAGCCATCAGGACTTGCCGCCGGCCGGTGCCTTCTCGGGCGCCGCAGCCTTCGCCTCACTTTTGGCAGGCGCCTCATCATCGCCGCCGCCCAGGTCCAGCGGCCGGAACAGCCCCCCGGACCCCTCCCGGTCCCGGCGCACCAGCTCATGACCGAACGGCAGGATCTGCCCCTTCGTCACCAGCTGATCCGACCCGTCCTTCATCGTCGCCACAAACGTGTCCGTCGCCTGCATCGGCTGCTGCTGCGCCATTCTGAGTCTCCTAAAGTTCCGGTCCCGACGGATGCACCGCGAGGTACTGCAGCCGCCCCGGGCTCACGTGGTTCGTCCCGGCCACCGGCACCGTCGTCACGAACGCATTCGGGTTCGCCACCACCGCCGGGTGCGTGCTGTCCCGCAAAGAGCCCGCCTCCGTCAGCATCGAGCTGATCTCCGCGGTGCTCACGGCCGGAGGGACCGCCGCCGTGCCTGCGGTGCCCGTGTCCGTGTAGGCCACCACCGCGCCCAGCGTCGCCACCAGAACATTCTCCGTGTTCGTCACCGTGCCGCGGTACACCTTCACCCCGGTCGTGCCCGCCGGGAGGGCCGCCCAGGTGAGCGACGCGGTCCCGTTCAGCGCCACCGCCGTCGTCGCCTCATTCGAGACGACCGTCTCGCCGCGGCCGTTCAGCCCGGTGATCTTCCAGAAGTAGGTCGCCGCCGCGAACGACCCGCCGCCCACGTTCGGCGACGCGGCCAGCGTCGACGGCGGCGCCAGGATCGTCGCGAGGACGAAACTGTCCGTGCAGTAGCGTGCGGCCATCCTTAGCCTGCCTTTCCGGCCAGCATGTCCAGCATGGCAGCCGCGTGATACTCCGCGATGTACTCCATCAAGTCCTCGACGCGCTGGCCCGTCGGCTGCATGATCAGCCAGAGTTCCAGGTTGCCCGGGTCGTTGTCGTGCTTGATGCCGTTCTTGTGGTGGACGTTCTCAAGGCCCACGAGGCGTCGGCCGAGTTGCTGTTCCATCACGAGCACGTGCGCCAGGACCCGGCGGCCGTCCGGCATCGTGCGCCGGACGTAGCCTTCCTTGCCCGGCTTGACGACACCCCTGGCGCGCATCGGCTGCGCGGGCCCGACTTCGCCGGTACGGCGCAAGCGCTCGCCGTGCAAATGGCAGTAGGTCGCGCCCTTGCGACGCCGATCGCAGCCCTCGACCGCGCAAATCGGATCGGGCGCGGGCATGCGGCCTTTCTTCACAAGTCCCGCCGGGCCCGGCTCGCCGTGAGCCCGGACGCGGGAACGGTGCATCGCGCAGTAGCCGCGCGACTCCGTGTCCCTTTCGCAACCCTCAACCGAGCATTGAGCCTTTGGCTGCCAGGGACGAGCTTCGAGACTTCCGCTGCGGTGCAACCGGGTGTAGTGGAGCCGGCAAAGCCCGCGCGCCACTACGACCCGGTTGCATCCGTCGACACTGCATATCTGGTCCATACCTGGTAGTTTACCAGAATATAAACCAGAATTTGTCACAGGCCCTTCATTACCCTGAACGCCCCGGGAACGGCGACCTGCGAGGATGTGCGCCAGAACATGAACCACGGATTGTTACTCACTCATCACAGTAAGTGAGGCCAGGTCATTTCTGCCTGGCTCTGCATCTTTTCCATCGATGCAGACCGGACTATAACTTCACCTGCGGTGCACTGCCCCTATTGCACTCGGGGCAGGTCCCATAACACAGGTGCCACACGCTTAGTCTCTACGGAACCCTGAATGCGAGGTTTCCACGGTATTCCCCACGAACTCGGAGGGGTTCACCGTTACGGTGCGGTTTTCACTGACCGATCACTCGGTCAGGCGGCCAGTTCGAATTGACCGGCTTGCCCTGACGGAAGCGACGAACCAGAGCCCTTAACGAGGGGCTCGTAAATAAGACTAACCCCCACACGGTCGACCACTATGAACTGCCCGAAGTCGCCCATGACGGCTTCGAGGCTGCCGATGGAGGTGGTGCCGGACATGGTGGTGGACTCGTAGATCGGGGCGCCCAGCAGCGTCTCGGGCTGGCCTTTCCCCAAATTCGTCCAAAAACTCGCACCTCCAGCCGTGTCAAGCTGGCGGAACTTGTTGATAATCGCGACGTTCGCGACCCACGCGGCACCCGGCGCGTTGCGGAACCGCGGCGGCAGCGCGCCCTGGACGGCGTAGATGTCGCCGACCGCGATGACCAGCGTGGTCGCCGTGGTGACCACGGTGGTCGCGCCGGTGATGACGCCCGCCGGGACGCCGCCGGAACCCGCGCCGGTCGCGAAGGCGGCCTCTTCCAGCCGGTCCTTCGCGTCTGCGAGAAGACGCGGGAGCTGCTGGCCGAAGTCGGTGTCCTCCAGCACTTCGTAGGAACCGAACACCCACGCCGCAGCCTTCTGCGGGGTGATCTGGACGTTCCCCACGGTTGGGGTGCTGTCGGTGGACGTCGTGCCTTCAGTGAGCCACGCCGCGCTGACACCGGCCGACGTGACGCCGTTCCACGTGTTGCTGGTCGTCTGCTTGACGTTGCTGATCCGCCGCCACGGGTTCGCGGAGCCGGTGTTGGTGAGGATGATCGTCGGGTCCAGCACGAACGGCAGCAGGTAGCCGCCGTTGGCCAGGGTCAGGGTCAGCGCGGCGCGCTGTGCCATTCCCTGCGGGTCTTCCACGTAGGCGCGGAAGGTTTCCTGGTAGTCCTCGGAGCCGGTGAGCAGGATGTGCTCGGCGACGCCGCGGCCGTAGGTGCCGGGGTTCTCCTGGACCATGCGGGTGGCGTTCTCCGCGAAGTCCTGTGCCAGGTTTCCCCGCTTGGCCTCAAGCTCAACGGCGTCGAACGCGCGGCCGCGGAGCTCAGGGGTGCGGATCATGTGGGAGCGGACCGCGTCCGGGTCCTCGTACGGGTCCCGGTAGCGGCTGGTCACCAGGTCGGGGCTGCCGCCGCGGTACGGGGTGCCGCGGCGGGCGCTCCCGTTCCCGTTGCCGTTCCCGTCGCCGTCGGGCCGTTCGAGGTTGGCCTCGTCGTCGGTGGCTCGGGTGATGCCCCGGATCTTCTCCATCCGCTCGATGATCGGCTTGGAGTCGGCGTCGAGCCCTTCCCACCGGTCCAGGAGGGTGTCGCGGTAGTTGCCGTCGTCCTCTTCGGTGACGGACTCGTCGGTCTCCATCCGCTGGAGTTCCTGCTTGATCCTCGCCATCTCGTCGAGGATGTCCTTCAGTGCGGTCAAGGGGGCCGCCTCACTTTCGGTCTGGTTACCAGACCAGCCCGGCCTTCTCCCGCGCGTCCTTGGCGCGGAGCACGTAGAGGGCGTGCTGGTGATACCGGGCCGAGTGCTCGCCGCCGTCAGGCGTGAGCGGGTCGCCGGGGGCGGGTCCCTCATCGGGGGGAGTGCCGGGGTCTTGCTCCTCGTCCGGGTCCGGGCTCCAGGAGCCGGGAGTGGACATACGGACGCCGAGGATCTCGGCGCCCGTGTAGGCGGGCCACAGCACCGGGCCGTAGTCCCGCAGGCCCAGTTCGGTGCGGCGCACCACCGGGAGTTCACCGCCGCGCGGGCGGTACTTGTCACCCATCCGCAGCTGCGGATCGGATCGCATGATCCCGCCGACGAACGACTGCGCGGTGATCGCGCCGCTGCGGATGTTCTCCAGCACCTCATCGGCCAGCGGGGTCTCGCTGTAGCGGGTGCGGGTCAGCACTCCCCGCGCCTCCGCGCGGATGCCGTCCTCGACGGGGACGCCGATTGGCATGGAGAACCGGTCGGACGGGTTTCCGGCCAGGTCCCGGCCGTGGTTCCACAGGACCTTCACTGAGGCGGGGAAACCGCCGCGGGACCGCTGCGCGTGGTCGATCGCGCGGTTGAACGCGCCCGGGTCGATCGTCTCCAGGTAATGGCCCTGGTGGTCCTGGATCTCGGCTTCCTGGTTGAATACCGCCGCGTACGCCTCGACGGTGCGGCCGTCGCCGCCGTCCGCGGAGCGCAGGATGTGGATGTCCTCCAGCGGGTAGATCCGCATGAACTCCGCGCGGGACGCTGGCTTGCTGTCATCGCTGCTCACATCAACTCCGAGCCTCTTAGCCGCAGCTTTTATCTTCGGCATGGCCTTGTCACCGAACGGGGACTGCGGGGCGCGGCCGAGCGCGTCGCGGACGTGCGCGGCGTCGTGGACCGGGAAGTGCCGCAGCGAGCGGGGGACCGTCCGGCCGGAGCCGTCCTTGGTGCCGCCGGGCTCGATATGGGCGAACGCGCTGTCGGGCAGGTTGTTGACGCTCGCGGAGGCCATCTCCGCGCGCTCCGCTGTTGCCGTCACCAATGACCTCCCGGTCGCCTTCTTGTCCATTGCCGCGTGCTGCGCCGGGTACATGCCGGTAGCGGCCTTGTGCGCCAGATTGCAGTAGCCCTCGGCGTCGTCGATGTACTTGCCCAGGTGCTCGACGCACCGGGCGAAGTCCGACGGCTCGCCCCAGCGGATCTTCGCGGCGCCCTCGCCGTGCACCCAGTAGGCGTGCAGCCGCTCGGTGTCCCCCGGATGAGCTGCAGCGCCGCCTGCCATCAGAGCTTCCCGGCCTGTGCGACCAGCGCCCGGGCATTGGACAGCAGGACGTGGATCTGGTGCTGCAGGTGGGCCACGTGCGCCTTGTGCGCCGACAGCTTGTGCTTCGTGGTGGCGGCCTTCTTGTGCGCGGTGACGGCCTTTTTCACCGTGGTCGCCTTCTTCGCCGCCGTGGTCGCCTTCTTCGCCGCTGTGGTGTGCGCGGCCGTCTGCTTCTGCACCGTGGCCAGCTGGGCCATCAGCGTGTGCGCCTGGGCGCGGAGCGCGGCGGCCTGCGCGAGCAGCTGCGCCTTGCGGGCTGCGTTCGGATTGGCCGCGCTCTTGCCGCCGCCGGTGCCGCCCGTGGCCGCGCTGCCGCCGCCGCCGCTGGAGGACGCGAACTGGCCGCCGGTGGGGCCGCCGGCCGCGGCGTGGGTCATGTTGAACCGCTGCGCGCCCGCCGCCCACTCACCAGCCCAGCGGGATGACCACGAGTCAGGCATGGCTGCGTTTTCACCTCGCATTGATGCGCGCACTGATACGCTGGCGTCTAACACAGCCCAGCGGAGCTGAGCCAAGCCCAGCCCGGCATGGCATAGCGGAGCTGAGCCAAGCAGAGCAGAGCACAGTCCCCACGGAAGGAACCCGATGCGAACCGAGACCAAGGCACGGCTGGAGCTGACCGGCGTGACGCCGCTCGTCGTCAACAACGCCCAGCTCGCCGACCCGACGAACGACTATGCGATGAAGATCAGGACCATCACCGATAAGGGCATCAAGATGACTCCCGAGGAGCGCGAGCAGAAGGAAGCGCTCCAGTGGGCTGGAAGTCTCTACGTCGCCGACGACGGCCACCTGGTCTTCCCCGGCCGGAACTTCATCCGCGCGTTCCGCGACGTCGCGCCTGCGTTCAAGTCGGGCGCGGACATCGACCGCGGCGGCGTCATGATCGCCGAGACCGAGGTGGACATTCAGCACGACGGCCCGGCCGACCGCCGCGAGCTATGGGAGAACCCGCGTTACCGGTTCCGCACTGTCGTCAACGGCAATCCGACCAAGGGGCCGAAGGGCGGCAAGGTCGTATCGATGCGGCCGGTGTTCCCCGTCTGGGCGATGACGGTCAACGTCGTCGTGTTCGCGGACATCCTCGGCTGGGACAAGTTCGAGCTGATCATCGACGCGGCCGGAGCGCAGGGCATCGGCAACGCCCGCAAGCTCGGCTACGGCCGGTTCACCGCCAAGGTCACCAAGCTCTAAAGCCGTAGCCCAGCTAAGCCCAGCGCAGCCCAGCTAAGCGGAGCCGAGCGAAGCACAGCACAGCGAAGCAAAGCAGGGCGCAGCGGAGCGCAGCTTGGCGTAGCACAGTGCAGCGGAGCTAAGCCCAGCAGAGCACAGCACAGAAAGGATTCATGATGAGCCCCTTCCCCCCGAAAGGGTCACGGGCGCTGCGGATCATCGTCACGGAGATGGCAGCCGCCGCCGAGTACGGCGACGTGCTGACCTTCACCGAACTGGCGCAGGCCATCGAAGCCGAGGACGACGACGCCGGCCACGCGCAAGTCAGGCAGGTTGTCAGCGCCGCCCGGCCCCTGCTCCTCGCCGACCACGGCCGCGCGCTGGTCGCCGTCCGCGGCAAGGGCTACCGCGTCGCACTGCCCGGCGAGATGGCCGGGATAGCGCAGGATCACCGGCGGCGGGCCGACCGGCAGGTCGGCAAAGCCCTCGCCGTAATCGACCAGGCCGACATGACCGCCGCGACCGATGAGGAACGCCAACGGTTCCAGGCGGTCGGCGTCGTCATCCGCAACCTGCACTCACGCATGACATCGGCTGAACAGCGCCTCGCCGACCTTGAAGACGCCGTATTCGGCCAGAAGCCGCGTCAGAAGGTCATCCCCGGCGAGGTCGAGAAAGAGAACTGAGCGGAACTCTCAGCACAGCTCAGCCCAGCGGAGCGAAGCGGAGCGGAGCAAAGCCAGGCACAGCCGAGCCCAGCACAGCACAGGTTTCACGGTCGGCCATTCAGCGCACGCCGCGCACTGGCTGGCCGCGGCGTCGGCCTCGTCCCGTTCCCGCCATCACCAGGACTGGTGCTGCCGACCGGCAGGCGGGGCATTGACGGCGGCAGGGGGTCGGCGGTCGCGCCCGGCTGGCCGGGCTGCGGCAGAAGATGCTGCACGTTCCCGGCCGGGAGCTGGGGCGGGACGTCAGCCACCTTCAGCTGGCCCATGTCACCCGCCTCGATCGCGTCGACCGCGCTCATCTTGTCGTACCCGGCCTGGCCGAGGGCCAGGAGAGCCTGCGCGCGGATCAGGGTCACCTGCGCCCGGACCTGCTCACCGTCCTGCAGCGCCGCGATGCTGGAGGTGTCCACCCACAGCCGGGACCCGGTGGGCAGATCCGGGACAAGAGGCTCCAGCGCCCCGCACAGCGACCGCCACAACGGCCGCAGCGTCAGGTCACCGAAACGGCGGATCACTTCCTGATACGACTTCCCGGCGCCCTTGATGGACTCCAGGCCGATCAGCAGCGGCGGCACACCGGCGGCGGCCAGAATGCGCTCGATGCCCAGCCCCATGACGCTCGTGAAATCGATCTGCTGCATGCTGTTGCCGACCGCTACCAGGTCCGCGCCCTGGTCCAGGATCAGGGTCTTGCCCGCGTTGGTCGTGCCGCCGTAGCGGGCGGACATCCGCTCCCGGATCGAATCCACCGTGCCCGGCTGAAGCTTCTGCGCGTACTTGATGACCAGGTTCGGGGTTGCGTTGGCATCCAGGTAGCGGATCTTGTACTGGGCCATCCCGTCGTCGCCCTGAATGTCCCGCATCACCGGGGTCAGCCAGGACATGCCGCGGAAGTCGGCCTGCGGGTCCGGGATAGGCGCCCAGTGGGCCACCTCGGCGGCCTGGTACAGCTGGCCCTTGCCCCGGTCCAGGACGCTCTTCGGCGGTTCCACCCAGTAGCCGACCTTGCGGCGGTACTGGCCGCCGCCGGGCACCTGGACCAGCTCGGAGATGATCGTGGTCCAGTCGGGGCGCAGCCGGACCAGCACGTCCTCGCCAGGGGGTGCCCAGGTGTAGGAATTGCCGGCCACGCTGGCGTCCTGCTCACAGCGGGCGATCAGCTCACCGGAGGTCGAGTCCGGGCCCCACGGATGCTCCAGTACCGCCAGGGACTGGTTGCCGTACAGGTGCTTGTCATCCTTGGCCTGGAACTGGAACTGCGCTTCGGACAGCAGCATCATCCGGACGAGGATCGCGGAGAACACCGGGGAATCGGATGCGTTGGCCTGCTGCGCCCACCCGGAAATCTGCGGCAGGATCGACTCACGGTCCGGGCTGCCGTACGTGGTCGTCAGGACCGCCGCGCCGCTCGCCTGGCCCTCAAAGAAGCCGCTCCGCGAGAGCAGGCGGTCAAGGAGCCTCACGGCGTCCCCTGCGGCTCATGCTGGCAGTAACACCATCGGCTCGTGCCGGGGGCCATCGCCGGAATCTTGCCCAGGAGCTCGGCGCCGAGACGCATGGTGTCATCGCAGCCGGAGTGGTAGTCGTTCCGGCATGGCGGGCAGATCACGCGGCGCGCCGGGCCCTCTCCAGCACGCTGGCCACCGTCGGGACCTCGTGCACGGCGGGCTGCGCGCCGGTGCCGTCGTCATGCAGCAGGGCGTACACGCCGAGGGCCAGGGAATCGAAGATCACCGCGCCGCCCAGGGCGGGCAGGCCGATCAGCGCCGCGCCGCCCAGGACGCCGGCCAGGGAAGCGATCAAGAGCAGCACAGATGAGCGCATGTCATCTCCCCTGGCTAGAGTCGGTCGCTTGCCTTTTCGAACCAGCTGCGCACACCGTCCTGAAACAACTTCAGGTCAGTGGGCTTGTCCTTGCCGAACGGATACCGGACGGTCTTCGGGTCCATTGGGTCGCTTAGGCCATGGACGATCAGGACGGTGCACTGATCAAGGCTGTTCAGCGCCTCAAGGGCACGCTCCTGCGCGCGCTCAACGGACCTGCCGGGCGGTTTCCACTCGACGACCAGAAACTGCCCGCGCCGCTCGACCAGGCCGTCAATGTCGCCCATCTTGCAGGGGCTCAGGGCGTCATTGAGCACGCTCCAGTCGGGCAGGCACGTCCGCTTGTAGCAGCCATCCACGCTGCAGTCCCACCGGAAGTTGGGCATGTCAGGCACGCCTCACAACAGCGCCGTACCGCGCGAACTCGGCGGCAAAGGCGGCCGGATCAGGGCCGAGGTAGGCGAACACGCTGCCGTGCGTGGACCCGCCGCGTGATGCCGTGCCAGCCCCAAAGTTCAGGCGGCCGTGGGTGAAGCACAGCGTGTGATCCCACAGTGGTCTGAACCAGCTGGTATCCGTGCAGTGGGCATTGACCAGCGTGACGGCCGCAGTAACGCGGCCCGCGTCATACTCGCGGGCGAGGTTGACGACGAACTCACCGGCCAGCCGCCCATAGGGCGGGTTCAGCCAGACGCGGCCCTTCCACTGATGGCCGAGGCCCGGGTCCGCCTCGCTGTAGAACTGGCCGGCCTGGACGGTGGCGTTGGCTTCCTCGCAGCTGGCCGGGTCCAGGTCGATGGCGCCCATCACGCGGCGCGCGGCGTCGATGTACTCGGCGGGCGTATACCACTCGTTCGTCAGCGACTGAGTGACAGCGGCCGTGTTCTTGGACGCTTCGCGCTTCCGGTGCGCCTTGAGACGGCAGTTGGGCGAGCAGAACTCCTGCGCCGCATGCCTGCGATTCAGTGGCTCCTTGCATTGCCCGCACCGGCACTTGCATGCGGCGCGGCCACCGTCCGGATACAAACCTTCACAGGTATCGCACTGGCGTTTCAGCATGGAAACGCCAATGGCGAGTTTGCGTTGTAACGAGAACCGGCCGTTTGCGTTGCCGTACGTGAAACGGATCTAGCGCAGCGCTTCGCCATGAAGATTTCCTTCCGGGAATGCGAGAGCCCCCACGGCCCGGAAGTCCGCGAGGGCTCTCTAGCCCCGGTAGCTAGCCGGGGATTCTTGGATAGTGACACCTGTGATATCGGTGACACGTTTTGGGTGGGGCTAGACCTGCCAGACGCCGGGGGTGGCCAGTTCCTCCCAGCGGGCGAACGCCCAGCACGCCAGCGTCGCCGCCTCAGACCTACCAAACCCCCGGCTGTGACAGAACCTCCCAGCCGAGGAACGCCCACACTGCGAGCGTCGCCGCCTCCAGCGGCGACTGATCAACTTGCACGCCCCGCCGGTCCCACGCCTGCGCGCCAGCCAGGGGACGCTGCTGGGCCGCGCGGACCGCGGCGGTGAGCGGCGGCTGGTCCAGGTGCTCCAGGCCGCCGCCGTTCACCAGGTCCAGGAACTCCCCGTGCGCGATCGCCACCTCACGCACCGCCGGGGACTTCACCCACACCCCGGCATCAGCCAGCGGGCGCAGCAGCGTCGCTGACTGCGAGCCGGCATCCACCACCACGGCCAGCGGGTCATGCTTCTCACTCAGTTCCGCCAGCCGCGTGACCGCGCCGGACGGATGGTCATACCACACCAGGTCAGCCACAACCCGGCCGGAAGTACCGCGCCCCGCCCCCACGATCGCCGCGTGCTGGCGGCCCTTGGTGTGACAGGTGCAGTGCTCGCTGATCTGGCAGCCGAACGCGATCTCGCCGCTCACAGCCGCGCATCCCGGTTCACGCACGCCGCCCAGTCGTCCTCGCCGACGACATCCCAGCCGGGCTTAGCCACTTCCGGCCACTGGCAGCCGTAAGCTCTGCGGAACTCGCTTTCGACCATGAGCCCGAGGTCGGTCCGCACCGTCTCCTCGGTCACCGTGATCCCGAGTGCGGGCATCCGCCGACGCCACGTCACCGGGTCCGCCGGGTCCTCATCGTCAGCGAACGAATAGCCGATGTAGCAGCCGTCGGACGTCACGCCCATCTCCGCGCGAGCCCGGCCGTCCTCGACCTTGGCGCGGAAATACTCCGACGTCTCATCGCCCGCCGCCGACACGATCCACAACTGCGCGTCCCGGGTCATCATCGCCGGGCGCATCGCCTGCTCCAGGTGGCCATCACGCTGCGCCCACGCCTCATCAATGACGCCCAGGTCCAGGTTGTCGCCGTGGCCGCTCACCTGCGTCCCCGACACGAGGCCCAGCATCGAGCCGTTCTTAAACAGGTACGCCTCAGACCCGGACCCCTTGCGGACCTCGATGAACCGCCGGAGCCTGGACCGCTCAATGATCGGCCACCACACGTCCAGCAGCCGGTGACGGGCATCCAGGCGCGTCTGCGCCGTGTAGGAGATCTGCGTGCCCGGGCGGCGCAGGGCGCGGGCGATCATCATCGACAGCAGGTCAACTGTCTTGCCCTGCTGCCGCATCACCTCCAGCACCACCTGGCGGTAAGCGAAGCGGCCGTCGGCGAGCAGCTCGGTCGCGATCGAGTTGGTGTCGTGCTGCCACGGCATCAGGCCCGGTCCCAGCGGCGTGGCGTAGCCGAGCAGCTCCGCCGTCCTCGCGATCCCCGCCGCCAGATTCGGCCGGCCAGTGGCCGGGGTCGCGAACCTAGGCTTGCAGGGCGCTGAAGAGGCCGGTGAGGTCGGCGTCGGCATTCTCCGAGCCCTTCGGCATCAGTGCCTGCAGCGTCATCCGCAGTTCGCGGGCCACCAGGGAGTTGGCCGGGTCGGCCTCGTGTGCGGCGGCCAGGCGAGACGCCAGGGCGCGGAGCTCGGCCGGAGGGTCGAGCGGCGGGGCTGGCTGCTGCGGGAGCGAGGTGACGCCGTGCAGGGGCTCGGCCTCGGCGCGGACGGCGGCGCAGCGGCGGCAGAGGGAATGATCGCCCGCTTTGTGGGCGCGGGCGCGGCGCATACGGAGAGCGTTTGAATCAGCCATAATCACCCTCCGTTACGTAACGCAGTGTGCCGGCATATATGCGCACGGCTGCGGAGTCCGCGGACGGCCGATGATCATGGTCGGCGATTCGATGTCCGTCTATATTACCAGGTCACAAGCCTGGATGGTGAATCAGCCGCGGGTGGTCAGTGCCGGGCGCGGGTGGTCAGGCTACGACCGTCCGGCAATGCCAGCCTTCGCCTGCTACTGACCGTCACCACTGCCGCGAACTGGCTGCCAGTTCGCCTGCGTGATAGTCGCACCTGCCGTCAGTGCTGGCACCGTTGCCGCATCGCTTGCCCTTAGCGCTGACGTTGATGCACAGGCATTCGGTGCACCACCGCCGCGTAGTGCGTTCGCCGCACCCGGGACACATATGGGCCAGCGAACGCGCGCCGTTATACACGGCTTGCCCTTCGGCCTTTGCCTCAGCGTGTGCCTCGGCCTGCGTCATGCCGTATCGCGCCTGCAGTTTGTTGACCCTCAGTCGCAGCAGCTGGCATACGCGCGCTGGGCAGACCTCGCGAAGCCGGGCACGTGCCGTCGTTACGCCGACCTTGCCGCAGTACCGGCAGGTGTAGTACAT